CGGGATTTTGTCGAAATGCTGTCCACACGTAGCCGGGAGAATCTGACGAAGCAGGTCGAGGCCTACTACAAGGAGCATTTCCACGAGGAGCTGAACCGCATCATCCGTGGGCTGATCGGTGACATCCCAACTCACGGAAAGGACATCATGCACAAGTTCGACAGTGGGTTGACTGAGCAGCTTCAGAAGCTCATGAACAGCACCACAAATTACAGCGGCGTTGTGCAGGACATCTCAGACACCCGCAAGATGACTGCTCACCTGTTTGGCACCGTTAGGAATGCGCTGAGCCACCGGGCCATTAACACCATCGAGAGCGGCGGGGAGTACGTATCCTATGGTAACGAAGAGGTGGGTAACCTTATCCACAAGCTTCAGAAGGACGCCGCACTTCAGAAGCTGCTTAAAGACAAGAAGGATGTGCACAAGCTGAAGAACGAGCTTAATAACGTGATTGACACGGCAGCGAGCGGAAAACAGGCTCTGGAGCATTTACAGGCTCTGGGAGTATCGACCGTTGACTTCGTCGAAAAGACGAATGCGAATCTTCCGGCAATTATCCATTTATCAGCAGATGTGAGTCTACTTAACGGCTCCTGCTAAAACAACAACGTGAGGGGATTGGGAATATGGTAAAAGGCGTTTTCGGTAGCATGGCGGGGCTGTTCGGTATTGATCAGCACAAGGCAAAAATCGGAGCATTGTCCGACCTTCCGAAGGGCAAAAATCCGGCGCACGACGGGATCATGGACGCGCAGATTGAATTCTTTGAGGCCAACCGGGAACTCCGGCGAGCTGAGAAGAACTTCGACCAAGCAGAGTCCGCCTACATCAACGTAGCAATCGACGATATGAACATCGCGACATACCGGGTAGACGTAGCGACCCGGAGATTGCGCATCGCGTTAGGCATTGAGCCGCCTCCGCCACCTACTTCGGAAGTGGGTAGATCGAAATGACCGCCACCCAAAAGAACGCAGCAGAGAGTGCACGTCGCAAACTTAAAAGCCTGAGCTGGCCCCAGCTCGCTAAGTTAGTGGATGAAGGGGTCACCGAGTTTCACAACGGCGGAGTGCGTCGCCGCCACATCGTAGCGACCACATGGATGTATGTACTGTACAACACTACCCCGAACTGCCGCCACACCAGCGGCGTACCGCGCGACCTTTTCGTCAAGTGGTGCAGGGGCTACGTCAAAGATGGCGTCCGCTACGTACTTGGAGAGGACGACAATTATATTGTGTACGATCAAATTGAGGACAAGGGGAGGTCGGATGATCGTGATTCCACGGACACTGATTGTACTCGACTTCGAAACTAACGGGGCGCAGACCCCGGACGGTAAGCTCGATCTGATGGCGCAGCGGCCCGTTGAGGTGTGCGCCGTCCGGGTAGTAGAGGGCGAAGTCACTAGCATGTTCAACACCCTGATTTACTATAATCCAATGGACCACCCGGAGACGGGCTGGTCTCAAGCCTTAGAGAATGGGCATCATAGCCGCGCCGACCTTCTGAAGGGTATGTCGGAGTACAAGGCCGCGAGCATCCTATGGGATATGATACTTGGAGCGGAGAACGAGCCGGAAGAGACAGCAGAGGACCCGGTGCTTGTAGCATACAACGCTACCTTTGACTACACCGTACTGAAAAACATGCTGGAGCGGCAGATGGGGCACTTTGGGAGTCTGGAGTATATCGACATCCTGTGCCCGCTGACCATCGCGCGCGACCGGGTTCCGAAGGGTAGTCATAAGCTCACAGCGATGGCCGCGCACTACGGCGTTTCGCTGGAGGGCGCTCACTCCGCAATGGAGGACACAATGGCACTGGTTGACCTGCTGCTGCTTATGGACGAGCAGGAAGAAGTCGCGCCGTACATTAACGTGGTGGGCTACAAACGGCAGTACAGGGAACCGACTCCGGGAAGTTACCCGCTGGAGGTTACCCTGAAGCCACAAGGACATGAAACGGTGTACCATAGCGCAAACGGCCGGGCGACCAAGCGTACAAACGTCGGTAAGCCGTTTCAGCAGCAGGTAATGGGTAAGCCTGTACGTTCTTCGCCTCCGGTCCCGCAAGAGCTGCTGGGCGGACTAAGCGGTGGGGAGCCGGAGCAGCTAACAGCAGAGGATATGGCAGAGCGGCAGCAGGCCATAGATGCCCTTAATAGCCCGCTTGCTACGCCACCTGCACGTAGGCGTCCGGCCCCACCCTCCCCAAAGTAGAGGACACCGAGCACCAACGCTTTAGGCCGTACGATCCCGCCTTCACCTACATTCCTAGCGTATCCATCTTGGAACGCTGGGGTAGGTATAGGGAGGGCGGCATGGTCAACGTGCGCGGCGAGCCTTATCAGATCGTATTCGTTATGGCACACCATGAGAGCGGGTGTGCATGGCTGGTGATTAAGCGGCAGTACTTGTCGCAGATGTATGAGTTCGATATTGACTACGCACAGGGAGTGAATTAAACCAATGACAATGACTACGGGGACGGCCCCTAATGAGAATAACCACAACTATCCGGCGCTGGAGCAGGCGGTTAGGCACAACTACAGCGCGAACGTAACGGAGGGAACACGCCTGTTTACAACAGACGCGGGCAACCTGTTCGAGCTGTTCCTACACAACCTGCCCGCCGAAGCTCGACAGTACTACACCTGCCGAGCCTGCGCGAACTTCGTCGACCGCTTCGGCGGACTGGTGACCATCGAGGCGGACAGTACGATAAAGCCTGTCATGTGGGACTTGAACGCGCCAACGTTCTTCCTGCCGTCCGTGAATGCAGTGATTGAGGCGGTCAAGAAGGCCGAGGTGACAGGAGTGTTCCTGTCGGAAGAAAAGGTATGGGGACAACCGCAGACAGGCGAATGGACACACATGTCTGTTACCCAGATTCCGAAGTCCGTGTACACAAGCCGCCTTATGACGGCAGGCCAGAAGATGGCTGAGAAGCGCGAAGACTATCGGATGCTTCAGGAAGCTATTCAGTCGTACAGCCTGCCAACCATACAGCAAGCGGTCACGCTTCTAAAGAGTGAGGTGCTGTACCGTAGTGAGAAGACGCTGGGCGTGGCAGAATGGTTCCTGAAGCTGGCGGAAAGCGGTGTGCATGTCAAGAACCTCAAGACCCGCAACAACGCAGTATGGCTGGCGGTGGCTACTGCTCCGGCTGGATTCGCCCACGTCAGAAGCTCCATGATCGGGACCCTGCTCGACGACATTCAGTCCGGCATGGAGTTTGAGAGCGTGAAGAAGCGTTTCTCTGCCAAGATGCACCCATTGCAGTACCAGCGCCCACAAGCTGCACCGAGCGCCGGGAACATCGCCCAAGCCGAGAAGATATTCGAGAAGCTGGGACTTGCACCATCACTAGAACGCCGATTCGCAAGGCTGGACGAGATCGAAACGATATGGAAGCCTGCACTTCCGAAAAACGAGCAAGCGGCTGGCGGATTGTTCGGCCACTTGAAGGCAAAGGACGCTCCAACCCCAGCCAAGGCGATGACGCTCCCAACGGTCACTATGACATGGCGTAAGTTCTTGGAGACCGTGCTTCCGAACGCTGAAGTTATCGAGTACCAAGTGCGTAGTGGAACCGATGCCTTCACCGCGCTCCTGACCGCTGTCAACGCGGACGCGCCGCCTATCCTGCAATGGGATACAGAGGAACGCCGCAACCCAGTTAACTGGTACGTATATAGCGGCGGCTCTGCACCGTCTCAATGGGGACTCACGAGTGGATGGTGCAAGGTAACAGGCGTCACATATCAGCCGTCCATGTGGTACGAGGAGAACGCGCACCAAGGCAAGGCCGTTATCTTCATACTTGACGGAGCGAGGGACAACCGCGCCGGACGCGCAGGGATTGCGCTATTCCCTGAGACGCTGAAGTCCGAGCTTCGGGAAGTACGCTCCACTATCGAATCGTATTCGAAGAACGCACAGCTTGGTGGATACGAAGAAGCGTCGGCATGTGGTATCCGCCTACAAAGTGGCGCGGCACTTAACGCTACTATACGAGTGACAGCAGCAACAGGCACAGCCTCATACAAACTGGATAGATGGGACTGATTGAGATGGGGCAGGCAAGACGTAGGCTGGTAGAGAGTAAGCGGCAGGGAGAGCAGGCAATGAAGACCGCGATACCCGCCGAGGTTCTGAAGGGTGCAGGTGGGCTTCTGATGCTGATTGACATGCTGCACCATGCGCTGGTTAAGGTACCGATCCTGCATGACGCAGCACATGACCAAGTGCATGCGATGGACCTTGAATATGGAGACTTGACCCACGCGGTCGAGCTGGCCGACTTTCCACGCAAGGATGCGCACGGCATACTTCTGAAGCTTAAAGAAAATCGCAAGATTCGCCGGGAGCATAAGGACTTTGTATCCATGGCGGCACCGCTGAAGAGCTTTGTGCTGCGCAACCCGCAGCTACTTAAAGAGGTTGAGAACCTTCATACTGCAATGCACAGACTGAGCGGTTCGCTGGAGACCCGAGTGTATACCATGAGGACGCTGGCAAGTTTAGAAGAGGCCTTTAATAAGGCAGGTATGCGCACCATGGGAATGCTGACTGAAGAGATGCAGCAGATAGCCGACGCCTCAGACGGGGCAGAGGGAGCAACAGAAATCGAGAGCGCCATGGAGACCGTGGAAGCTAAAGGGAGCGGGCAGGAGTGAAGGTATTCGTAGTGCACGGTGAGGTTCGGAAGTCCAAGACTAAAGAGCTTGAGGCCTCCGCTTCGTGGGAAGAGGTACTGGTGGAGATCGAAGAAGAGAGCATCAATGATGGTTCTCTGTCCGATGACGAGGTCGGTAATGCTCTGACAGCGCGGGCGGCAGGCGTAGTAAACCGCTTCAACAGCAGCCTCAAACCGGGCGAACGGGAACGCGAGATCATCCGCACATGGGTGACAGAGCAGGAAGAGGCAGAGGACGAAGGCGCGGGTAGTTGGGACGATGACGGAGAAGAAGAGCTGGAGTAGCGAAGACTGGGCAGGGTAGCAACCTGCCCATCAAACAAAATCAAAGGAGCTGGAAATAATGGGTAAAATTACACTGAGCATTGAAGAACTGATCGGGTTCGTACATGGGGAACTGCCTACCGCGCAGATCAAGCAAAATCTTGCGAGCGCCATGCTGGACGCGTGGCTGAACAACCCGCACATCGCAGCTAAGGTGGAAGAGCAGGCTACTAAGCTGGCTGAGCGTAAGGTGCAGCAGATGATTGACGCTGCCATTAAGATAGACGAGGCTAACGTGTGGAACGGACACAAGCGTTCGTTCTCCGGGTGGGGAGCAGAAATCCTTGCGGAACACTTCAATAATGCTATGAAAACGGCGGGCCTCAACACAGGTAGTGGACAGACCATCCGGGCGATGGCTGAGGAAGTTGTGCGCAATTATGGAGACGACTATCGCAAGTCGTGGCAGAAAGCTACCGACGACCTGAAGCCGCTCGTTGAAGTCGAGGTTCGGAAGCTTATCCCACAATACGTGACTGAGGAGTACAGGGAGCGGGTCGCAGCCAACTTCGACGAAAAGCGGGTAGACGGGATGCTGCAAGAGCTGGTCACGAAGGCTATCGGTTCCATGCTGATGTCCGGCGCGCTGTCCTTTAATGCACCTGCTGCCACACCGCCCTCTGCGCCGGAGAAAGGCTAATGATCTACCCGGGCAGCGTGTACCAGCATTATAAGAGTAAGGAGTACTATCGGGTGCTTATAGCAGACGCGAAGCGCGAAGCTGACGGCGAGGCTACAGTCGTGTATCAAAATATGCACGTTGACAAGCCGCAGGTATGGGTACGGTCCGAGAAGTCCTTCCATACAACGGTGCAGGATGCAGAAGGAAATGAAGTACCACGATTCCGGCTACTAACCGTGACAGAGCAGCAACAGGTGCTAATCCAAGCTACTACAGAACTAAGGGCGGAAGCCCCAAAGGAGACTATCCACTATGAGTGACAAGAGCAAGAGCTGGACCCTGAACGAGGACGGCACACTGACCGTCACCCTCTCCGCGCAAGCGGTACAACTTCTTAACGAGCTGGCAGAAGGCACACTTTCAGACCATCCGCTCATTAAGGGCGTGGTTGAAATGACCAAAGAGTCCATCGAGAGCATGCAGGCAGTGGGAGATGACGAAGGAGCGGCCAAGCTGCAAGAGGTCCTTAACAAGCTGATCTCACCTCCAGAAAACAACAACTACGGGCAGATGGTAGGAGCTGTTATTTCGGCCACACATAAAGGTATGGTGCAGGCGCGGGCCAACCGGATGATTGACAGTATGTACGGTGCCACCAGCGGTCGGGTAATGCGCCCGCGCGGATACAAGGGAGATGGCCCCTATGGCGATAGATGATATCGAACGCCTGCGCACCTTCCACAGCATTGAGATGGCTAATCTCGAACTCGCCAAGGAGAGGTTCGAGACCATCAAGCGGGTGCTGCCGGATGTGGTCATGATCGAGGACGGCATCCACCAATACTTCATTCGCACAAACGAAGGTAACGAAGAGCTGGAGCGTAAGGGTGCCTATCTTGTGACGCAGCGCCAGCGGCTGGAGAAAGAGCTAGAAGGTAAGAAACAGGCCATCCGGCAGATCACAGGGTACATACTTCCGAAGCGCGATATCGAGTACAAGCGCTCTATGCTGCAAGACGGTATTAACACGCTGCTGGACGAGTACAACGCCCTGAGTGCCTTCGAGACGGATATGGTCCCGGTGGTACTGCTGATTATGCAGCGCACGCGGGATATCACAGACGATCTGCGGAGGCTCCAAGAAGACCTCGAAGCACTTCCGAAGGCTGACGCTAATGGGTGAGATGGCGGACTACTATATGGACCTCGCCCTGAATCAGGGTGAGTGGTTCTCGAAGAGCGGAAAGAAGTTCCACAGCAGCGGCTCTCCGTACCTGCCGTCGCGCGAGGATCGAACAGAGGATGTACTTACAAGCAACAAATGGCGGGACAAGCGAGGACGCACGCTGTCCCCTTTAAAACCGCCAAATGAGGGCGGGATGACACTGGAGCATATCTTGGCCGTCAAAGCGCACCTACTCGCGGAGCATGGTGCAGCACTGGTGGAAGGCTCCATGATCTGGAAAACGCTATGTGAGGGCGAGAAGCGTCACGAGTACGCACTTCAGAAGGTCAAAGACTTGAACAAGGATGTGATCCAATGGTAAAGGCATTGCAAGGACCTACACCGATCAACCTGAGGAGGGGCATAGCTCCGACCTACCTACCGATACACATCAAGTCCCTGCCTTCGGAAGAGCTGCGCATTGCACGGGCGCGGATTGAGGAACGGCTGGAAGCTGCGAAGATGGAGGAGCGGGCAGCAGAGGGCAGGAGGCGCGTTATTCAGTGGGAGCTTGAAACACTACAGCGCCACTGCCCACACGCTAACGTAGAGACAGACGGCGAGCCATGGCAAGGCGGCGGACTGTACTTTACCCGGTCACACTGCCACGACTGCGGCAAGTCCGGCGACCGCTACAGCCGGGCGCTAACCATCGAAAAGAGTCGCGCGTGGGCTAAGAAATGGGGCCACGATAAGGGTGAAGAGTTCTACGAGACGAACACACCCCATAAGGCCAACCTGTTTATGACCGATGACGTTAACTGGTAAGAGTTCCATGAGTTGCCTGTGTATAGTGGGTATGAGCAGGGAGACCTGCCATACCCACTAAAGGAGATGTTGAATCATGTTTAAGAAAATTATCCTATCCGTTATGCTCTCTATCCTGCTCGCAGGTCAAACCGTATGTGCTGACCCCGTCGTAGGTACTGTCGTATCAGGAACAGTCGTAGGAGAGGCGGCCTATCCGGCGCTCGATGCGCTGCGGGGTAGCGTAGCGGAAGTACATGTGATGTCCGCGAGACCTATTGACGATGTGACTACCGCCATCGACAGCACACTGGGCACCGCGTTCTTTGTAACCAAGACGCTGCTCGTAACGAACCGTCATGTGGTAGATATCCATGGCCGGACGGCCATTAATCTGTACTACAACACCGGAGATAAGGACCACCGCAAAGTAGCAATAAGCGCCAACGTCGTCGCTGTGGATACTGCAAGAGACTTAGCGCTGCTTGAGATTGACGCGAAGGATGGCGAGTATGTGACACCCTTCGCATTCGGCGTCGATGCTCCGGGGACACCCGTTGCAGCAATGGGATTCCCACTGGAGAGCATGGGTAGCACTTACCCGCGCCGCAACGAAGGGATCATCGAGAACCCTGCTACGGGGCTGGTTAGCATCATGCAGCGCCCCGGAAACTCCGGCAGTCCGATCCTTAACTACAGCGGGCAAGTAGTCGGCGTTACGTATGCAGTAATGAAAGAGGCGAACGGTACGTACCTGAATATCGCCTGCTACGTGAGCGGCCAGTATGTACAGCAGTTCGTGAACAGCTACATTGATAACCATAGAGAGGTGGCAGCACAATGAACGCTAACATCATCACCATGGGTCCCATGACCTGCACCTGTGGCAATCATTCGCCGGGGCGTGCAGCATCGGCGGCCAAGCCCGAACCGGGAGAGGGGAAATTCGGCGTAATTATCGTCGAGTCCCCTGATCGTACACTACACGTCGGAATGGATTGCCGCCAGTGCATGGCAATATTCACACTTTACGGAGACCCCGAAGTACTTCAGAAGTACAACGAGGCCAGAAGAGAGCAGGTGACGATTAAATCATGGCCCAAAAACTCACCGCTTTAACCGACGATCACTATGAGTGCATGGACATCATTGACAACGGCGCGACCGTGTTCGAGTACGCATCAGCCGTTCGTCTCCGGGAGGTGCAGGCGCTGCACCCGGAAGCTATTACAATCATACCTACTCACGAGCTTCCGAAGTTCATCGACGTAACGGACGGCACAGGTCGCCGGGCCTACTTTGCAGCCAGACTGACCGCCCGAGGAAGGGAAATGGTGGACGAATGGAACAACAGCTTATAGACGCGATGCTGTGGGCGTACACCCAAGCCGTCGCGCAGCTAAGCGTGAACAAGCGCATAACTGCACAGATGGAGAGCAACGCCCGGCCTACACCCCATGTGCCGCAATCGGAATCCTACCGTAGAGCCTGTGAGGATAAGCTCCCGGAGCTGTACGCAGAGCATGCAGAATTAACCCGCCACGTAAAGACGCTGTCTGAGGCGTTAGGCTTACCACCGGAGGTGCAACATTGAGTACTCAAATTAACGTAACACAGCAGGTCAACGTCTCGCTCCAATGGGCGTATAAGGAAGCAGCGGAGCAACTGAAAAATTTCAACGCACAGGTTCAGCATATGGAGAAAGTAGCGCGCCTTGTGGACAACGGTCCATTCCGGTCGGACAAGGCGTATGAGACCTTGAAGCACCGGGCCAAGCACAGATTACCTATTCTGCGGCAGCAGCGGGATGACATGCAGGCTCACTATGACACCCTCGCAGAGCTGCTGGGCGTCCCGGTGCCCGTGGTGGAGGTGCCCGTCTGTGGCTGAAGAAGAGCACAAGAAAGACCCTGTTATCCCGCGCAGAGTGGGTGGGGCGTTCGGACTCTCAAACGATCAGATTGCGGAAGCCTTAAAGATGCACAGCGAGTACCATGCATCCCAGATTGTGGACGAGGTCGCGGCAGAGTACGAGATTAAGGAGCTAATCGGTGAAGAGTTCCGAAGCATACTGGTGCACATGGTGAATAGGGGAATGACAGTCGGCATGAGCCTTACTGCCGATCCCCGTAGCTTGGCCGATTGGTACATGAAGCAGAAGGCGCTGAGCGGCGCAGACCTTGCTACGCAGTACGAATTCGAGGAAGGCATGGGAGTCAGCGGGGTACTGCTGCCAAATGGGGTGTTCCTGAAATGCGCGAGTACTGAGCATGCGCTGGTGCTGCGTGACTACACCTTCGAAGAGCAGTTCACCTTCATCTACTTCTCCGGCGTCCGGCGGTACAGGGGTGAGGCTGACCCGAATGAAGACGGAGACGGAATCATTACTACCTCCCCAAAGCTGGGCGGGCTTAACCTCGAATTCAGCGGAGCCACCGTGGCGCAGCTTAAGTGGATTACGGCTAACTTCAAATACTTCGACCGTGGGCAGAAACGTACTGCATGGGTGATGTGGGATATCGGAGAGGATGACGATCTATGACTACAAAGCACAGTCACGCCGCCAACGTTACCTACACAGCAAGCGGCCGCATCATTGACGTGCTGGGCATGCGGTTGTACGAGTGCCAGTGTGACGACAAGGACTGTGGGGAGAAGTTCTTCACAACCAGCAGCTACTCTTGTCCGCCGTCGTGCCCCTCGTGCGAGAAGTCTGTGCACTACACTTCGGAACATGATCTATGAACATGTGGCTACCGATGCGTGTGTACACCGTGATACACAAGGGCGAAAAGTATAACGTATTTGCCTTCAGCAAGGCCGACGCCCGGGAGCGGGCAGAGAGGCTGTACAACAGCGAACATAATACGGACGAATCAAAGGAGGACGATCAAGAATGAAAGAGATATGTAACTGCGAGAAGTGCAAGCCTCTGCACGAATGGGTAGGGCACCCGGTGCCAAGTGGCACATGCAAGGTATGCGGAGAGTCCCACGGCGTGGACATGGTAATCAACTATTGTTCTGACTGCTTACCCACTGTACTTCCGAAGAGTGGCAGTGCCGAACTTCCGAAGTATGGAATGAGTGAGTATCAGGCGCGGGTAGCTGAATCAGCCAAGCAGCACGGTCTGTACGACGTACCCATAGCGAACCGCATGCTGCACCTTACTTCCGAACTTGGAGAAGTAGCCAAGGAGATTATCCGGTTAGAAGGGGTCCGCATTGAAGATGGGCCGCGCGACATACGTCTGAGGCTTATCGGGTACGAGCTGTCTGACATGGTGTGGAACATCGCAGTCGCGGCAGACTACTTAGGCATTGACCTCGCATCTGCGATGGAGGCGAAATGTGAACAGCTCGACAGGCGCTGGAGGGAGAAGAACGAACCCGAAGCCACGCGGAGCGCTTGGCCGCAGCACACCCTTAACTTCCGAAGACCTTAATAAATACTACGAAACGAGGAACGAGCCTATGAAAGAGCGCGACCCGCTGTACATTATCGCTATCGACTTCGATGACTGCATCTATGCTGGCGGCTGGCCGGACATTACCAAAGGCCACATTATTCAGTCCACGGTTGACCGGATGAAAGGGCAGCTCGCCGCCAACCCGCACACGGAGTTCGTGCTGTGGACCTGCCGCTCAGGCTATAAGCTGGAGGATGCCAAGCAGGTCATCAAGGAGTACAACCTGCCGATTAAGTACTTCAACGAGCATCACCCGTCGACATTCCGCTGGTTTGAGGGCCGGAGTCCTAAAATCTACGCGCATGAGTACTGGGATGACAAGGCCGTCACCGTCAAGGAAGAGGCGGGCATCTACGGAAGTCACCAGCTCCTGCACTTGCTGGCGCAGCTTGGCCTGACCCTATCCGATCCTCGCACGCCTGCTGTGGTGTGCGCCATACTGGGGCACAGCAACGTTGTCCGCACATCCATGGCGCAGGTAAGCTGCGCCCGATGCGACGCTCTACTGGGGGACACCCTGAGGGGTAACTATGACCTAAAAGAAAAAGTAATTGTCAACTCGTGCAATTGCACGGAATGCCATGAGACGTACAACGCCATGAGCTGGGAGCACAAGCTGTTAGTAGCTAACCCATTCGAGCTTCCGAAGTCTGATGGTGGCGAAGATGCGGGATAAGGCGAGGCTGTTATGGTTCCTGTTTCGTAACATGGTGAAACAGACGTACAAGGGAGAATTCCACGAAGCCCGCGAAGCCTGCTACTTGATACGGATGACCCTGTCATATAAAACGAAGCGCATTAAGTAAGCCCCAAAATGAGGAGGATACACATATGTCAACAGCATCAAATGAATGGAGAGCTACAGGGATTGTACGCCGTATCGACGACCTTGGACGCGTCGTAATCCCTAAAGATATCCGCCGCGCTATGCACGCGCGGGAGGGTGACCCCTTGGAGATCATGCTGGGTAAGGATGGTTCTGTACTAATGCGGCGGTATAGCACTGTAGGCAATATTGCGGACCACGCCTCCACAATTGCAGAGTCCCTGTTCCAGTCAAGCGATTGCGCGGTCGTCATTACAGACACGGCCGAGGTAATAGTCACTCGCGGGCTTCAGCGTATCCCTTCGGGCAGTAGTGTAGGGGAGGATATCAGTGACTTCTTAAGAACGGATAGTGTTAAATGCACGATCAGTGCGATTGAAGGAGACCGCGCGTACCTGAAGCTATGCGACCCGGGTGAGCTTGACCTCGATAGCGGATGGGGTACGATCCCTTCCCACTCTTACCACCTGCGCCGCATTGGTGGTATCGAAGACGACACTCAGGGGGTTGTCGTGCTGATCAGTAAGAGTGGAAATCCTATTGATCCACAGCAGGAGGCGCAGGCCGCATTTGCTGCCGAGTTTATCAACCGTTCGTTAAAGCAGCAGCTTAGCTTGTAAGTACACTACACCTAAAGGAGAGATCAAGCCATGACAGATCAATCAGGCACTGTGCCTAAGCCTTACGAGTTTCCGAAGTCCATGAAAGTTGGTGAGCTGTTCCAGACCCTGAAGGCTCGCACCCAAGGGCGTAGACTTCAGTATGACGTGCGAGTGCTCGCAATAATTTATGTAAACCCAAGCGGTGAGGCTGTGCAGATGGACTACATGAGCACGCAGCAGCATGACGTGACGGACTCCATTAGCCGCACCATTATCGTAACAGAGCAGCTTAACCCGGAGATGGAGCATCGCAGACTCGTCGAGGCATTTTGCTGGGAGCCACGCGCAGAGCTGCGGGAAGATTTCATTATCCGCATGGGCAACGAGCATCCCGTGCTGTACTCCCCGCCAGATGTAGAGCTACTGGTGCATGCCGCAATCTACGGAGCAAAGCCACTTCCACCGGGTGCTCCTGCACGTAGAACGCCGGATTTCGTGTTCCTGTCTTCCGAAGCCTACCAAGTCGTGGATCGGAAATCGAAGCGCGCCGATGTAGGCAGAGTACTAGGCAAAGTACCTTCAGGTGCAACGACTACGCTAACATACGATTCGGTGCGGCTAATGGAGGTTCCGGGTATCAAGGGCATCAAGGTATGGGGCGGATACGAAGAAAGTAATGAGCCATGAATAAGCAAGACACCCAGAAGGCAGTCAAGGAGGCGGCGGCGCTTACAGCCGCTTTCCCGCTGGACGAGGTAGCACGGCTGACTGAGCTTTATGAGGAATTAGCGGACGAGCTGGAGCAGAAGATTGACCGTTTGGACAGCATGGAAGAACTGGGAGCTACACTGTCAGAGCGGCTGGAAACCTACAACAGCCGCATGGAAGTATTAGAGCGCCTTAAGGAGGCACTGGGGCAGATACAGGAGTCATTCGATGACTTCGGAAGCGCGGTAGAGGCGCTGGAAGAGACCATCTAGCAGATAGGAGATGTGGTAAATGACTGATGACCAGCAGACTGTTATTGACTGGCTGTCTAACAGCGAGTACGACTTTATGAGCAACCTCGTTGAGCTGGAAGGTGCATACGAGAGTGTGCCGGATGACGTTGTTGAGGCGTTCGCTGCGCTATCTGACGCGGAGCAGATCGAGGCCATCAAAGAGGCAGCAGCCAACCTGCTCGCCAAATGACCAAGCAGCGGACAGGGAGAAGAGCCAAGCTGCCCGCAGACAAGGGAGCAAGGGATTGTCAGAACATTATGCTGGACACCCGCGCCGTGCAGCCCATGAGGGATGCCAGACGGCTGGAGGAACGTTCCGGGAGCAACACGCAGCGGGAAATCAACCGCTACGAGCAAATGAACAAAGAGGCTCCGGTGCTGCGCAGCCGCATTGAGCCACAAACTAAAGGAGGACATGACCAATGATTACGAATGATGAGAGCAAGCGCGGCAAGGATACTACCAAGGAAGTATTTGAGCTGCGAGCAGCAGATGGCAACCTCTTCTGTGGAGCGTTCGACCACTACCCGACGCAGGAGGAAATAATTAAGGCAATGTGGGCGCACAGACGACCAGCTGTGCAGGTACAAAAGACTAGCTACCTCATGCGCTGGAGCGAGGCGCAGGATGCCCATGTCCCTGTATTCAGTGCACCGGAGATTGAGCAATACGAGCATATGTTCGCTAAATACGAAGCTACCGAGCTGCGGCAGGCGCCCAATTATATGGCGCAAGGGGAGGCGGCGGTTAGGCAATTCTCTGACACGATGATTACCTACGCTGCGGTTAAATCGCTCCACGGGGAGATGACCACAGAAACGGCCGGAGGCGCTGCGAACGGGAGATTCGAAGACACCCACACGCACAGGGCACTACAAGAGATGAACGATACCCTGCCAACGGTACCACCCGCGCCGACTCCTAAAACATACTACGAGGGGCTGACCGAGGATGCGGCGGTACCTGCGGGAACCCCATTCTTCGGAAAGGGCAGCTCGTGGTCGCCGGAGCAAGAGCTGCGGCGTAAAATACAAGGACACACGAAGGCGGTTGGTTTTCCTCCTGCAATTATTGTGCTGGGACACGTCGCTTACGACGAACTATATGCGGAAATCACAAAACCATACCCGGATAAGAAAATAGCGGGCAAGCTCACCCACTACAGGGGAATCCCGGTAACACAGGTGTCAGTGAATGACGATCACATCCCGGGAAACGCTATATACGTCGGCGGATAACCCGTGTTATCATGCTTCCGAAGGGAGAGGATAGACATGGCAATTGTGGCAACAGTGCTGACTTTGGATGTCGGCAAACCAACGGAGCGTAAAACCATTGCACTCCAGAATAAGGCCAGCGGAGATTCGGTGGAGGTCATTCGCTTCTACTCGCGGGCAGACCTAACACTGATGGAGAAACCCCTTGCTATCTTGGCACAGGTAGGCAGAGTTGCCGAGGGCGCGGCAGCAATCATCAACGCCCGTATTACACTAGGCGCACTAACCGTGGAGGCGTGGGATGCTATTGTGGGAGACACCGGAATTGAGGGAGCATTCAGCCCGCTAATTGACGGATACCTATCATACTCACGAGTGGAGACTGTACTGGGCACTGAGCCTAACCCGGACTGGGTGGATGCAGACCCGGATAATCCGGCGGCGCCAATCGACGAACCTACTACACCATAGGCTCCGCGCTTCGGAAGATCGACAACAAGGGAAATATTGGGCCTTGTTTATCCGGCAACAGGCAGGGTAATATAAGGCATACCCCAAACGGAACACAACCGCATATACCCCAGAGAATGCCCCGCCCACCCCGGCGGGGTTTTTCCTTTTATACCCCATGAGGGTACCCTTGGCTACCCGGACGTATACCCCCACCCCTACCAAATCGACAAATTCGACGGATTCGACGGCATACCACACCCCTGAAAAATGCTTTTTCGGTCAACTTTTATCAATTCCGTACGAGTACGTACTGAATAACGGGTGTCACACAGAAAATATACCCCCCCTCCCCCCACGAATTATTTTTTCTTTTTTCAAAAAATAAAAAATATTTTTTTCAAATTGAAAAATAAAAAATGAAAACATGTGAGTATTCCGTACCAACTCGTACTGAATTTGCAAAAGTTTGATTATTTATCTGATTACCAGACAGCTACCAGTAGTTACCATCTCCTAGTATCTTACAAATATACCCCCATAGGGTATAGTGTACATAAATCTATATTAAACGACGGACCAAAATAGTTGTTAAGTCAAGGGAGAGTAAAGACCTCTCTTATATAAGGCATTATTTTTAATGTACTGTCAAATTTTGTAAGGTAGAGCGGTGGAGCCTCAGCGGAGTCGTGGCGGATTGGTAGCTGAGCTTCGGAAGTAAATATGTGCAAAGTTGTGCAGGAACGTAGATAGGGTGAGGCATCTGAGCGCTATACGTCGGAGAGGTCTTCGGAAGTGGCTGGAGAGACTTAGTGCTGCATGGCTTGCCGAATGTTGTCGAAATATGAAGATATTTCTTGTCGAATCTAGTGGGACTAAGCTATACTGTAGTTACAAGTATAGACAACAATGGACAACCATGCACAAGTTGGCCCTATAGAGGCCGAAAAGAGGTGAGCGCATGACCCGCATCACGAGCCAGATCAAGAAGGCCGTCAAGCCAGTACAGGTGCCCGGCACAGAGAACCTAAAATTCGCACGAACAACCGCATTACCTGAGCCGCCACCGACGGAGGAATTACCCGAAGTGGCGACGCCGGAGTTCTTGCACCGGAAAGCGCAGGAGTACATCACACTGGAGGTTGCCAGCTCCAAGGGGAAGAAGTACAAGATCACCGTGCCAGCCAGCTACGCTCCTAACATTCCGAAGGTGTGGACGTGGAATGAGCGCCGGATGAAGGCGGCAGAGCTTATCGCACTGGGCTTTCCCGTGTCACAGGTAGTAGAGGACCCGGACGTAGGCATTGCCAGCAGGCACATTATCTACGCTTGGCTTCAGCACCCGGAGTTCCGGGAGCACATAGACGCCCTCGTGTTAGAGACTGGCTTCGCCAGCCAGCGCGAGCGTATTGCAGGGCTGTCCCGCTTGACTCGTAAGCTCTTCGAGAAGATCGTGGATAACGCTGATCTGATACCAATCACTGACAAGTCTATCGGCTCCCTGATTACAGGAGTACTGGCCGGGATGAAGCAGCTCGCCCAAGAGAAAGGCGAGTTCGTCGAGCAGCAGCATGTCGAGCAGAACACGAACCTTAGCGGTACTGTAACTACGGCAAGCTTAGATGTGTCCGAGCTTCTGAAGTCCAAGACGGAGGAAGAGCGCAAGGCACTGGAGGCCGAATTCGACGCCATGGGGAACGATATCATTCGTAACCTGACGGGGACTAAGGATGTCGGGTAGGGGTACCTGACATACCTGCAAAATCGAGAGGGGTAGGCGGTTGAGCGTGGGAAACAATGGGGTAAGTGTACTTCCGAAGGTGGTCAAGCAGAAGCCGACGAAGTTCTTCGGCAAGTGTGTGCGTCATGATGGTACGCAGGTAGTGCTTGTGTCCAAGGCGTATACAGAGGTGGATGCCTGTAAGAAGCTGCATGCAGGGTACGCCATCGTTATGGTGCTGGACCTGCTGAGCGAGCAGGACATGCAGCGGGAATGGGATAAGATTAAGCCCAGCCTGATACAGCGGTCAGCGCTGGTGTAAATATACGAGCTTCGGTGCCGCTCTAGGCTTCCGAAGCTTTTTGTGATGATGGGGAGGGGAATAATTATGCAACCGACGGAACACAGAGGGCCAATAGGCAAGCCACCGACAGGCGGTAGCAATATACCGCGTCCGGTGCAAGAGGTAACGATCATTAAGAGCAGCGCAGTAGGCAGATCGGAGGCGCTGTTCCCGGGGTGGGAAGACAGAGTGATATCACGCATACCCTATGGGAGTAGGGTGCCAGAGCCTGACCGTGTAGTACAGGAGGCGCTGCTACCGAAGCAGGTACTATCTACGATCACATACAACGGAGCAGCTAACCCCTACGAGGAAGCGCTGCGCCCCTACGAGGAAGCGCTGCGCCCCTACGAGGAAGTAAGCCCATTCAGTAGCGTGAAGATGCCGGATGGTTTATGTGAGCCTCGTGAGATGACCGAGGCGGAGGCGGGGAGCTTAGAAAAGTACATCAGGGACATACATGGGGCTATGTGGCGGCGTCAAGTAGTGACGGTCTACCAGCTTCCAGAAGGGGAGTGTAAGCCATGGCTGTCGACGGACTGACACAGGACCAGCTCCTTCAGTATCAGATCAACAAGCGTCCCAGCATATGGTCTCAGTACCATACCCAGCTCCGGGGTAAGCCTTATCGCTTCGAACAGCTCCGGGAGGATGGCTCGCTCGACCTTCGGAAGGCGATAGAGATACCATCCGATGATTGGCGTATCGGCCTACGTGGGCAGCGTCAGTTCCTACAGCAACCGCTCGACGACCAGCACCCACATAAGGCCATGCAGAAGTCCCGGCAGTGTGGAGCCAGCGAGAACGAGGTACGGGAATTGCTATGGTTCGGGGACACACACCCCTATACCAAGCAGGCGTATGTCTTCCCAACCTTCGACCAAGTAGCGGACTTCTCGAAGACTCGTGTCGATGCGGTTATGAAGGACAGCCCGTATGTGCGGGACCGCATGGGGTACGATGCAGTGACAGGCAAGAAGAAGCCCGGGGAAGACCCGGTCGACAATGTCCGGCTTCGGAAGATGGGAGCAGACCATTGGATATTCTTCCGCTCCGGCCACACCGCACGAGCAGGGGAAGGTATCGACGTTGACGTGGTGCGGTTTGACGAGATCGACCGCATGCACCCTAACGTCATGATAGCGTTTAACGAAACTCTGTCTTCGTCGGCCTACGGCTGGCGGCGGGATATCTCCACGCCATCGCTGCCGGGTGTAGGCGTGAACGCAAGCTTCAGCAAGAGCGATGAACAGCACTGGTTCATGAAGTGCCCTCACTGTAATCACTGGATGACCCTTATCCACGACTTTCCGAAGTGCGTGGTCGACCTGAAGCGCGACAGCTACGGTAACGCTAACCACGGCCTGCACCTGTCGAACAGCTTCATCCGGGAGACTGACACCTTCGCCTATGTATGCCCTAAGTGTCACCAGTTTGTAAGTGACGAGACCCGGGTCCGTGGATTCTGGCGCCCGTTGTATGACTACCGGAAGGATGTCCGGGGCTATCAGATCAGTCAGCTTATATGCCCGTGGATAAGCGCTACCCAGCTCATGAAGAAGAAGGAAGACTATGCCCTCGACCAGCTATTCGAGAACTACGTCATCGGTCGACCTTATCTGGGGGACAACGTCATGGTCAGCCGGGGAGACATCATGCGGTGTATCGACAATAGCATGACAAGCCCCTACGACTTCCGAAGAGACAACGTCGCCCAAGGCGTCGACTGGGGTAACCGCTCGTGGGGAGCTAACGGTATGCGTCACCCGGACAACCCGGACAAGATCATCATCCTCGACATTTGGGACATCAAGGAGGACGAGGCAGAGCAGCATGACGGCCGCAAGGATAACCCCCACATCCGCAAGACAGGCGAGAAGCTGCGGCAGTGGGACGCCCGTCGTGGGGTGTTCGATGCTGGTTATGGTAAGGACCGTAACTGGGAGCTGATGCAGGACTTCCCCGGGAAGGTGTTCAGCTGCTTCTACCCATCGCTGTCAACCGATGCCACCAAGACGATAGAGGACGTATGGAACGAGGATGACGCCAAGGTAAGCGTAGACCGCACCATGACCCTGATGATTATGGCGAAGATGTTCCGGGACGGTCGATTCGTCATCCCGGCGTGGGTAGCACAGAACCCCCTCTTTGAGACCTTCATCCTACACGTTACCAATCTCGTGCTCGTCCGGGACATCGAGACCGACGAGAAGACGAAGAAGGAAGTCATCAAGCAGCGGGTAGGCACCCTGCCGGGTGGTGACCACTTTGGGCATGCAATGAACTACCTGACTATTGCCCTTCGGAAGGTAATCGACGACGGCGGGTCAGAATTCTTTTACTAAGGAGCTGGAAGGCATGGCAGGGTTTTGGATAGCGTGGGCAGTAGTAGTGTGGGTATCCATCGGTGCGCTATGGGGATTAAGGGCGATCGCTTCAGGGGACACGTTCCCGCTAGGGTGGAGGGTTATCCCTATCGCAGTAATAGCGTGGCCCTTGCTGCTAACAAACGTGATCGGTGAATGGCGTCGGCGGCGTAAGCGCCGAAGACTCAAACGGTAGAACTTCCGAAGCTCGCCAATTGGGGATTCCCAGAAGGCGGGCTTCGTTGTATGATGCGGGCATAAAGGCAAAGGAGCTGGTAAATATGGGCAAGGAAGTAGAATGGGGAGACAGCACGCATCACCTGCCGCCGATTAGCGTCACGACCGTTACGCAGCCGGAGCAGCTGGTAAGTACCACCCTCACTATCCAGCCGCAGGTTCTAGCCCGCCAAGGTATGTACGTCATCAACCAAGCGATGACCATGCAGGAGCTGGACAACCTTCGAGGGGCATGGCAGGAAATGAACAAGCAGGCGGGTACGCACTTGGGGCTACTGGTTATCCCACATACCGCTCCGCTGGAGCTGCTGAGCACTGCACAGCTCATAGCGTTGCGGGATTCGGTGGACAAGGCCCTGAGAGCGGAGCAAGGGGAAGAAGTATAACCAACGGGAGGGTTCATATGTCGAAGCCCAAGTTCCACGTAGTTGAAACCACGAAGGAAGACCGCACCATGTCCGCCCTGATGTACGCCGGGCATACCGACAAGCTTCGGAAGAGATTGGACGAGCACCAACGGGCATATGCGGAGGCTATCTGTAGTCATACCGTAACCTTCGTGGATGCACCCGCAGGCACAGGGAAGACCACTATCGCGGTCATGGTAGGCATTGAGATGCTGCGGCGCGGCGAGGTTGATCAGCTCACCTACCTGCGGTTCCCGGACTCCCGTAATGGTAACCTTGGCTTCCTGCCGGGTGATCCCAACGACAAGGTACGGCCTCTAATGGCCCCGTTCTACGAAGCACTGGCCGAGTGTGGCCTACAGGACGAAGCGGTCGAGATGCTACGCACCAAGGGCATGATTGAGACAGTCACCGACACCTATATGCGTGGGCGCAACAAGCGGGCGTTTCTGATCATCGACGAGGCCCAGAACGCACGGGGCGTGACTGACCTTCAGCTCGTGCTCACCCGCCTCCATGACGACCGTAGCCGTGGAGTGATCATTGGGCACAGCGATCAGGTAGACGGCAAGGTGGAGCGCTACGGTAGCGATCGGCTGAATGCTTTCCAAGTCTACCACCGCCACATGCTGAAGAAGGGATTCACAGCTACCGTCGACCTTCCGAACAACTACCGGGGCAAGGTGTCCCAGTGGGCGGATAAGATCAAGGACACGCTGACTGAACTGCACTAACCAAATAAAAGGAGCTGGTAAGCATGACAAAGATCACCATTACGGACATTAGTGAGAACGGCGGAGATGCAGTAACCCACATATTTGAGGACTGGCAGCAGGACGAGGCAACTGAGACTGTTAGCCAGTACGTAGGGCGGGTGCGCCGGATGTTTGACCGTGCAGTATCTGAGCTGTCACTTATGGAGGGATTCGGAAGGGATAACCGCACAGACCACACGATGACCGTTTCTTGCCCGGAGCTGGACGCCGAAGAAAAGGCTATCGGAACGAAGCGGACAACGCATGCGCCACGTATTTATGACCCTACGTCTTTCCGACGCTTAGCAGTGCAGGGGTTAAACAACGGAGCAGCATGGACATGCGGACAACTTGAAAAGTTCCTGAACGGGGAGCAGGTGGACGTATGAGCGACCACATCGTTCCGGGTGGAGGCGATGGCCTTCTGAAGATTGCCCAGTACAACCGCAAGGCTGTGGAGACTTTCGAGATGGTGACTGCTCCGGCCGACTTCTTCGACGATCAATACTTCGTGGTGTATGGCATGAAGGAGTTTGAGACGTTTAATCCAGAGAACATCCGAGGCGTGTGGGGCGCTGCCAACGTCGCCACCATGATGGCTCGCTTCCGGCAGGATGGTATCCTGCGCATACCTGTAAACGCCCACCACTACGGCAGGCCTTTCGTTACGGAGTATGAGACCGTGCAGCCGCTGTGGTGTTACTTCCTGAAAGCGGAGGCCGTAATTCACAAGGTTCCGAAGTTCGATACCGAGGACGTGCTGAAAGAAGATGCCTCCGATGGAGTACATTAGTGCAGCCACGGCATCCCACGTTGCGGGGATCAACGCCCTGCTGAAGGCTCACATTTACTTTAGCTACCCGCACACGCTGGAAGACACAGAGCGCATGCTTAGCAGAGCGGTGCAGGCGTGGGTAGTTGGCGATGGTTCTGAAGTCGTCGGTGTTTCCATCGCAGTGCGTGCCGGGAGTGGTCTCGTAGACTGGAAGGTGATAGCCCTGCACCCTGCCTTCCGAGGTAGAGGCATAGGCAGCAGGCTCGCTGCACTGACACTGGAGGGATTAGTAGGTGAGACCGTGTTCGTGGAATGCTGGGTTCACCCGTTAGAGTATCCGGGAGAAGTGACCTCCGACATGATCATGGCTAAGATGGGCTTCTCCGAAGTAGCAGAGTCCGATGCCTACTGGGCGGCGGAGTGTAACTCCTCTCACTACTGCAAGCACCGCACTGATAAATGCGTATGTAGTGGTAAGGTGATGGCAAGGAATTTAGCCCATAAACAAAACACTTCCGAAGTGTGACCGTTGCTGGTATGATAGTGGCGCGATAAGCGGAAAGGGGTGCTCATATGACGCAAGCGAGCAAGGGCGGTAATCAGTACGGAACCACTCGCCTGATGACAGACAAGTCGGAAGACACGTCTCCATCCAAGGTGAAATGCGCAGCCTGTGGAGTGCTGGCGGTGCCGAGAGGCATTACTAGCACGAAGCGTGCGCCTTCCGTGACTGGTGAAAAGCATTGCCCAAGTTGTGGACACATCCACGGTCGGGCAAATCACTAAGCACTGAAGCAGGGGCTTCGGAGTCTACGGGCTTCCGAAGCCCTTGTTTTGTTGATACGGGGAGAAAAGGAGGACAGGACAGTGGATAACATTTTAGAGATGTGGGAGAAAGCACCATACGGCCAGCAGCTTCACAAGGCACTCTCCGCAGAGAAGGAAGAGCAGGAGCGCCAAGCTGCACAGCCAAAGTCAGCCATCATCGACCCAGCCAACAGCTACGGTGTAGGTGGTACACGGTCGAAGCAGTCAATCATACCATTCGGAACCCTGCGGGCGATGGCAAAGGTCCCGGCGATTGCGGCAATCCTGCTGACCCGGAAGAACCAAGTCAGCCGACATGCACGGCGTCCACGGTTCGACGGAGACATCGGATTCAAGATCGGCCTGAAGGACTCCAGAGAGAAGATGACGGAGGCGCAGGCCAAGAAGGCCCACGAGATTGAAGAGTTCTTCCTGAAGACAGGCTACGCCAAGAACCGCAAGCGCAAGGACAACTTTAACACCTTCCTTCGGAAGATCGTGGACGACACGCTGACCCTCGACGTGGTGACCATTGAGACCGTGCCCACCATTGGAGGAAATCTGGCGGAGATGTGGGCGCTTGACGGCTCGACCATTGAGCTGGTTAGCACCTCGCCTGTATCGGATGCGTTCGAGCCTGTGGTGTACGACCCCATGACTAACCGGGGCAAGAAGATAGCCGGGGACATTGCCTACGTGCAGCGTATTAGCGGTCAGATTGTGGCAGAGTACACTGAGGAAGAGTTGGCCTACGCTATCCGTAACCCGCGCACCGACATCATGACCACGGACTTCGGAATGTCAGAGCTGGAGGTATTGGTGGAGATTGTGAGCGGCATCGTCAACGGCGTACGCTACAATACGACATACTTCACTCATAGCCACCTGCCGCAGGGCGTTCTGTCCTTCGTCGGTAGCTATGATGACAAGACGCTCGAAGGGTTCAAGCGCCACTGGAAGCAGCTCACAAGCGGTGCTGCCGGAAAGTGGGCTGTGCCTATCATGGCCTCCAAGGAAGGCTCCGGGTTCCAGTGGACACCGCTGAAGCAGTCCAACCAAGACATGCAGTTTAACGAGTTTCTGGAGTTCCTGTTTAACATCGCGTGCGCGGTCTATCAGATCGACCCGAACGAGGTAGGATTCAAGAGCTGGACGAGCAAGAGCGGGGGCATGAGCCAGTCTGACAACACCGAAGAGAAGATGGATAAGTCCAAGGACAAGGGCCTCATTCCACTGATGAACTTCCTCTCCGATACCTTCAATTCCGAGATTGTCGATCAGATCGACGACCAGTACGCCTTCTACTGGGTGGGATTGGACGAAGACGACGAGGACCGGAAGATGGAGCGCCAAGAGAAGCAGATCAACTCCGGTGTGAAGACGGTCGCCATGGTGTGGGCAGAGAACGACGTGGACATCGACGAGATCAAAAAGCAGAACGGCGGAGAGCTTCCGAAGTGGGCAAATGCTCCGGCCAACGCTACGCTGATTCAGGTGTACATGGCAGAGAGCGGGATGGGGCAGCAGACAGACCCGAATGCCGACCCGGACGATCCAGAAGCAGAGCAGGCCTCCGCAGACGACCAGCACGGTAAAGCGCTGGAGATGCAGGATGACGGGCACGGCAAGCAACTCGAAGTGCTGGATAAGCAGCACGAGCAGACCATGGAACAGAAGCAGGCCGATCAGGAGCACCAGCTTAAGATGGAGAAGCTGAAGGCCGATAACGCTGCCAAGATGCAAGAGAAGTCAGCCAAGGCAGACGGCGACAAGGCGAAGGATGGGGCTGATAAGTCCAAGGGCGACGACAAGCCGGACCCGGACGATCAGCACGAGAAAGAGCTGGAGAAGATGAAGCTGGAACACAAGCATGACATGGAACTGGAAAAGGTCAAGCAGAAGGGCAAGCCTGCCCCGCTGAAGAAGTCGCTGGCTTCCGAAGACGAAGAAGGCACCACGCTGAACATCGTGATTAGCTGGGATAACTACTAAACCAAGGGAGGGTTCACACATGGGAATGGAGAGCTACAACCGATTTAGCCAAGAGTCAGAAGCTGTTATCGCCCTCGAACATCCTGAGTACTATGTCGTCACCATCGAGATCGACGACGTGCTGGATGGAGAGGATGCAGCGACTGACGTCGTATTTACAGTACCCGCAGCTCAGCTACCGGGCTTTATATACGTCCTGTCGCTAAATGGCTACACCTTCCGAAGTGAACCAGCAGGTGCGCTATGAACAAGCTAAACATCCAGCTTCCGAAGGACATCCAACAAGCTCCCGCTGAAGTGCGGGAGCAAATACTGGTCACTCTCCGCCAAGCCATGGAGCTTCCGAAGATCATGAACGTGGTAGCAGGCAAGGGAGACGAGCACAACATGTGGGAACGTAATGGCGACGAGCTGCTGGGGCAGGCAGAGGACGGATTATACGAAGAGCTTCAGGAAGCCAGCGCTCAGCGTATGGCCGACATATTTGCTGCGCTGGGCCTAAACGTTGACGATCTGGACACCGAGAAGGCATTCACTTTAGAGTATGAGACCTATGCAGACGACCTGACAAAGTCGAAGCAGGGCTGGATGGGTAACGCCAAGCGCCGCATATCGGACCTTGTGGCCGTCTCCAAGGAGCGGCGGGAGTCCTTCGTCAAGTACATTCAGGACACCAACCCCTTCAAGAAGGCGGAGCTGGCAAAGATCGACAAAATGCTACGGTCCCGCCTACCGGACTATGCGAAAACTGTCGAGGCCTACATGGTACGTGCGGGATTTATCGGCAAGATTCGCAACGAGTCCGAGAAGCAGGTTATCAGCACCATCGGGGCCATGGTTGACCGATTCCCGGAGAGCATCCAAGCCTCCCGGAGAGAGTCCGTCGTCCTTACAGAACGAGAAGCCCGTGAGAAGGCTTCAGAAGGACACAAGGTTACCATCCTCCCACTTACCCCCCGTGAAGCCGCAGCCGTTTCTCATGCCACCCACGGCGCAGCAGACAAGGTGCAGGAAGTGGACGACAGGCACCGGGCGGGAATCAAGCAGTTAATCATCCGGGCCAAGAAGGAGCGCTGGCTTCCGAAGCGCCTCGAACAGGAGCTATTCGACCTGTACGGGGAGCAGAATAGGGACTGGAGACGTGTAGCTATCACGGAGCTGGCAATGGTAGCGAGCGATGCCTACCTGTCAGAGCTGGAGGATGGTGAGCAGGTGATTGGGATGGGCAGCGTGGACGCCTGCAAGCACTGCAAGGAGATGGTCATCGGCAAGCAGTTCACCGTGCTACGGGAGCCGCCTTCCGAAGAGTCCGAGGCCAGCGACGCACAGATGGTGTGGCCGGGAAAGACCAACTTCGGCCGCAGAGTGGCTACATACCGTCCGTGCATCCCAATGCACCCGCTATGTCGCTGCCGCTGGCACCGCATCTCCCGGTTCTACAAGATGGTGGAGGGCGTACCGACGCTGAAGTCCGCCTCTGAGTTGATTCAGGAAGAGCGCGCCAAGCGAGGACTGCCGCCTGATCCAAATCTTTAATGCTTGACGGCTTCGGAAGGCCTAGTATAGCATGGGGCCATCAAATACCAATTAAGGGGATGAAGGACAATGAGACTCGAAATTGAGAACATTCCGTATGAGCACAACTCGCAGCAACTGGAGATAGGCGGGCTGTATGAGGCATTACCTAACGAGAAGGTGTTCACCACAGGCGGCACTAAGTGCTACGGGCGCACCTACACGTACAAGGCCTATGAGAACGACGATGATGTTGTTGCAAAGGCGACAGAGGACTTTGCTGAGGGATTAGGGTACGCAATTGCAGGGCTACTGGCTCCGCACTTTGACGGCTTCGTACCTTCCGAAGGTCAGGAACCAATGACCGTCCACCTGCCAAGCGCGTATAGCGCAGTAGAGACATATCCAGAGGGATACCTTCCGGCTGAAGAGCGTAAGGTGTTCACCACAAAGGAAAGAGACCTGACCATTGACCCGGCTCGCGTAAAACTTAAAGTGCTGGTGCCTCCTACTCTCATGCGGCTGGCGCGCATCGCAGAGCAGCATCGGTTCATGATTGTTGTATACTTACAGGTCGAAGTCACTGAGGCCTAATTATAAAGGAGCTGGTAGCTATGAATTACCCACAGACCGAGGGCACGCTGCAATTCAGACAATCCCGCGAGGGCTTCGTTCTGACCGCCATTGACGGCATGGTGGTATCCACCGGGATGCCTGTCGCAGGAATCGTGCTTACAGAGTCGGATATGATCAGCAAGAACGGACTAAAGAAGCTGGTGCGCAAGGGGCTACTAAAGCTGGTGAAGGTGGACGTGGGCGAAGGTCATGTCAATGCTTACTACACGGACAACGCAGTCCCTGCCATCTTGCATGAGAAGGGGGAGCAAACCGATGCTACTGGACGCGAGCAGCCTGAACATCATCAACAACCCGGAGGAACTTCGGAAGGCACTGAAAAGCACGACGACCAAACCACCGACGACGAAGACGAAGGTAAAATCTGCGGGGAGTGGTACCGCCAGTACGACAAAGAAGACGACGAAGATAACGAAGACCCAAGCCAAGGCGGTTCATAAGGAACTGCCTCCGGGTGGGCAATGGGTGACCATGAGTGGTCACCATATTTACGTCAAGGACGGCAAGGTACTGGCAGGATCGGTTCCGGCAGTTAGTGGTGGCGCGAAGAAGGCCACCAAACCGCAGCTTCAGAAGCATCAGGCCAACGTTGACGCTGAAGCCAAGGCCGCAGCCAAGCAAAAACGAGTAGCGGCAAAGAAGGGGAGCGCAGCCAGTGGAGGAGCGGCAAAGGGTAATAGTCGTGGGGCTGGGAAGGCCGTCGATGGCGAGGCTGGTAGCAGCGCTGGCAAACCTGCGGCTAAGCGAAAGCCCGCCGCTGGAAAAGAAATCGACTCAGGAACAGTGGGCGGAGCTGGAAAGAAGCCTGTTCGAGGTAAGCAGCCCGCCACACTCACAGTACCTGTGGACATCAAACCAGACCGCAAACCAGCCGCGAAGCCGAAGTCACCAAAAGCGGCTCCGGCAGGGGGCAAACAAGCGAAAGCGCCGGGCAAGGTAGCCGACATTCGTTCCGAAGCCCAAGCTAACCGAGAGCTGGCCTACGACGTAGGCGACAAGGTGGGCGGCGCTCGCAAGGACACGTTCCAAAAGAACTTTACTACCGAGCCGACGATGCAGAACCTTGAAGCGCTGGAGAAGGTTGCGCCGGAAGTGGCACAGAAGATGTGTGTGAAGAAGAACATCCTGCCACCTGTAGACTTCGAGCAGGAGCAGAAGAACGGTGTGGAGATTAACGCTGCTATGTTGAAGCAGCTTATATACGACCGGGTAGCACCGAAGCCTGCGGGTGACAAGCCCGAGGATCGTGCGGCCTACCTGAACGGTATCCGGCAGCTTCACCGGGTGCTCGCCCCTATTAAGACGTGGGACAACATTCGGAAGTCCGTGTCTGAGCTGGGCACCATTGCAAGAGAGGGTGACGGGCTGGCGGAGCTGAAGCATAAGGTAGCAAACAGCGGTTCAGCCTCCTACTTCAACCACGATTACTACAACGAGCGTATCAGCAAGGCCGAAGCCGCCAAGAAGGTTATGGACTTCGAGGCTATGGGAGACAAGCTGAATAACTTCTTCACAAACGGCAACTCTCGCGTGCGCACCTTCCAGACAGTGGTCGACAAGAAGCTGAACTGGGACACTTACTTCAAGCCTTCCGAAGCCGCAGCAGATGGGGCCGACGAGAAGGACCGTTCCTCCACACGGGGAGCAGGCAGGAAGAAGTGGGAGCGCATGGCCGTCAGTGAGCACCAGCGAACAGGTGGGAAGGAAACGACCGTCAAGAAGCCGGAGGACATGGTCAAGCAGTTCAACATGAAGGGCGTGGAGTTTGGTAACTGGGTGGACGATTCGTCTGGCCTGTACCACCTGAAGCGTGCTTCCGAAGCCTTCAGTGACCTCGCTGATATCATCGGAGTGGAGGACAAGGACGTATCCCTGAATGGGCGGCTGTCGATAGCGTTCGGTGCTCGTGGTAAAGCTGGAGCAGTAGCCCACTATGAGCCGGACCGTAAGGTCATCAACATGACCAAGTTCGGCGGCGCGGGGTCCCTCGCGCATGAGTGGGGCCATGCGATGGACAATATCATGTATGCCTACTCGCATGGTAGCGCTGGATCGCTATCCTTGGCATCCGATGCGCCGCAGTCGATGGGCGATGGGGACCCCGAGCTGAAGAGGCTATACGGTGACCTGATGGAAGCCGTTCGCAAGCCTGCACCGGGACAGCCCGGTGGAGTGACGAAAGTCTCGATAGACTCCACCGCTAGACCCGCAGGCTCCTACTACCCGAGTATGCGCCGGGAAATAGAGGCAGGGGATAGCCCTGAAGCAGTGTACACCCGCTGGAAGGACAAGATTGACAACGAGTACGACCGCGCGGTCAACCGTGTGATGAACAGCTCGTTCGTGAAATCCGATAAGGATCGGGAGAAGCGTATTAAGATTGCGCAGCGTAACCACACGAAAGAGCTTAATGCCCTGCCCCACATGGTGGCCTACGAGATGAAACGTAAGACCGGGGCCGAGTACAAGGGCGAGATTCAGGTTCCGACAGGTAAGAGTGAGTACTACACCCGGATGCAAGAGTTCGACGGAGGCGGGAAGCCGTACTACGCCCAAGGATGCGAGATGTTTGCCCGGGTGTTCGAGTCCATGATCGAGGATAAACTGACCGCCAAGAAGCGTAAAAACAACTACCTTGTGTGGGACACGAAGACTTCCAAGGGAAACCTCGACGCGCCGTTCCCAGTAGGTGACGAGCGCAAGCACATGCACGCCGCCATGGATGCGCTGCTGAAGCACATCACTAAGACCAAGGCCCTGAAGAAGGCGCTGGACATGGAACTTCAAAAGGGTCAGGTCCTAGACTTTATCCGGGATATAGAACGGGTAAAGGGTGAACCATTGAGGTTCTTCAATGCTACTGAGCTTCGGAAGCGTGGAGATCAGGCGGTGAACAACTATAATGCCCGAAACCAAGCCCTACAAGCCCGCCGGGACCCGGATGGGATCGAGTCTGGCATTACCGAGCGCAGCGCCTACGATATCGACCATGAGACCGACCCTTCGGAAGTTATCTACATCCCAGTGAACCGCCTGCAAATGATCTACCAAACCGAGGGAGCGACCAACTGGGACAAGGTGCGCGAGAACATGGAGAAGATGCGGCAGGGCGTCGGCCTGAAGCCTGTCGAGATCGGGTACGACAACGATGTCCACGATGGTCACCACCGCTGGATAGCCTCCAAAGGCCTCGACTACACTCACGTCCCTTGCATCGTCAAGGGCAAGGATGAAGCCGAGCGGCAGCAGGCCATTGCCCAGTACCGGGAGCTGTGGAAGTCCATCATCCCAGACCCGGCAGGTAACGACCCCTTCGGCGGTGACACCAACGTGATGTACCGGGGCATCGGACAGCGAGAGCTGGACGCCATCAATGCCAAGGGATACGTGCAAACTAAGGGCAAGGGTAATGATGACGACAAGGAAGCACAGGAGACCTGCTTTACCAACTTGTTTGAGCAGGCGCTGGGCTACGCCATTTCCCAGTACGACCTGTACGACGAGACTGCTGCCTACGTCATCGCACTTCCGAAGCCTCCGTGGATTGAAGAGGACGAACACGGAGAGCTGGTGAGCCGCCAGCCTGTACCTTTCGGGGTCGGCGTCATCGTCCCTATTCCGAACCCGGACGAGGACCGGAAGATATTTAATGACGGAGAGACCTTGCGAGAGTAGGTGTGATGTGCTAATGTAGAACTAGGCACGAAACGGTAGATTCCACTCCGCCGAAGTAGGCTTCACTGTTATTAGGTGGGAGCTTCGACACCTCTTCACTGCTTATAACCCTAGTCTAGATGGCTAGGGTTATTTGTCGTTTACAGGACTTCCGAAGTCTAACCTATTCAAAACCATGGCGGGTCTGATAGAATGAACTCGCCAATAACCGACAATTTGCACCCGGTGGTAGGCCGGGTGCTTTTTGTGCGCGAAATAAGGAGGGGCAAGCATGGGAGATGTTGTGCTATACATCGGGGGTGACCTTCAGAAGTCATGGAGGGATTCGATGCACCCGCGTGATACGTACGGTAAGTTCACAGCTATCAAGGGCGGTAGCAAGGTTGTAACAAGCACGGGCAAAACAGGGATCGTGCAGGAGACAGGAGATACCCACCATAAGGTGCGCTTCGAGGACGGCAAGATCGGTAAGGTTAAGCGCGCCAACATGATGCACGCCAACGACCACGCCAAGGTCGTAGAGGCCAAGAAAAAGGCCGACGCCAAAGCTAAGCGTGCAGCGAACGCCGCTGCGAAGGGCAAGGCTACTAAAGAGGCCAACAAGACCAATGCCACGGGAGGCACGGGTCGGGGCCAAAATTTGACAGACCCTACCGTTTCGACAGCATCCGGCAAGACAGCATCCGACACCCGGAAGCCGTCGAAATCGACAGCAACCGCATCGACGGCAATCGACAACATTGTGCAAGCTTCCGAAGGTCGTAAGAGTAAGCGGACGCAGGCTTTGGAAGCGCCTGTGCTGAAACGCGATACCACGCACGACGAGAGCAGTAAGACCAAGGAGGTCAAGGGCACCATCCCGCAGAACCGCAAGCGGCAGCAGGAGGACCCGAAGGCTAACGAGCAGAGCAAGGCAGCGGACGAGCTGAACAAGCTGGAGTCCACACCGAGCGCTGAAGCTACTCACATTGATGCGATGTGGAACACGCCTAAGGTGCAGGCTATTATGGCGCTGCCCGTCAACAAGCGCAATGCGGAGGACATCAAGAACGTGGCCGGGGCGATCACGCAGGCTAACGACAAGCTGGCCCGCCATGTTGTGAAGAAGATGGCCGAGTCCCGGGGACTTCATGTCATGGGACAGATGCACATCCTGAAGCGCCATAAAGGGGCAAACCGTTCCGCAGAGGGCAAGAAGGAAGCCGCCAAGGACGCTAATGTGCAGCAAGAGCAGGGCGTATACGGTGATCTGCTTCAGGCAGCGCGCGGCTCTATGTATGAGACCCTGCACAGTATCCTGTCCGGCAGCCAGAACCCCGAGAAGGGCACGTCCATCGCAGCTCATACCATTTCCCGGATGAAGCAGAAGCTGCACCGTGACATCTATGACTTCATGAACGACATCCCGGCGCCGCACGAGATTCGCGGAGCTATCGGAGATATGCGCAAGCACGAAGAGTCGCTGACGCAGAAGCTTGGTCGGGCACCTACGCATGGTGAGCTGGCTGACCACCTCGAAGCCAACTCTAAGGCATTCAAGGACGCCCCGATTGTGCGCGCGCCGCATTATGACGACGCAAAGGGCGACTGGGTGCAGACCAACAAGCGGTATGAGGACCCATCTGACAAGCTTCGAGCACTGAAGAACTACAGCGCTCAGCAGAAGACGACGAGCATCGACAAAGCAGCCGCAGAGAGCGCCGATGGGAAGACCGTGTCCATTAAGGACAGCGTAACTGAGCGTACCGGAGCCTCCCCAGAAGAAGCAGCTATCGAGAAAGAGCGGCAGGCCGAACTGAAGGGTGCGCTTCCGCAGGCTATGCGTGACATGGGACTGACGGACGACGAAATCCGGGCAATGACCATTAAGCACTCCCAAGCTTCCGAAACAGGCAGTAAGGCGAGCATGACGGCTTCCGAAGTGGCGCAGCGTCTCAACGACAAGCACGGGGCGGACGTGGACACGAAATGGGTCGAGAACACCCTTGGTCGGGCAATGAAGAAGATCAGCGCCGCTGTTATGCAGAATCACCCTGCCATCCAGCAGCTACGGATGCTGAAGTCCCTTGTAGTTGGTTCGATCATGAAGGCCTTCTACGAATACGACCTCGTGAAGTCCCTGCGGTCTTGGGGTGTGGGTGTCGATGTTCTACAGCAGACCTACACCCGGACGCTGTATGCTGATAGCAAGGATGACCTTCTGAAGTCCATGGAGCCACACGAGTACGTGGGCAGCTTTATCATGCTGGACGAAGGCGACGTCGTGGCGCACATCACTGAGCTTACGCTGCCGCCGGACAACGACCTGTATAAGTCGTTCAACGCGCACCGTAACGAGCTTCGGAAGTCCATGTTCCCCCATAAAGGCGGGAGTAACCACGCCGTTAACAGCCGGGCAACCGAGTATGTGAAGGCCAACAAGAAGAAGTACGGAAGTATCTCTGAACAACAGCACGCCGCCGCCCGATCCAAGGGTGGCGGTAAGACATGGTCGGAAGAGCTGCTGCTGAAGAACCCCGGCTCTGCATGGATTACGTGGGGCGGCAAGCGTGTGCTTGTCAGCTCTACTACCGGGGAGCTTCTGTATGATTCGTCGAATGCGGCGCATCGGGACGAGCACAACGCAGGTGCGCAGGAGGACAAGCTGGAGTTTCATCATGAGAGGGAAGCGCTGGCTTCTCACGAAGAGGGCCGCGAGGCCTCCGCTCGTGAGGGATGGAAGAGCCACATCGCAGCCAAAGAGAAGAACGCCGGGAAGAAGGACGGTACTTTTGACTACGCTACTGAGCGCGCGAGCTACGCCAAGAAGAACCGGGGCGTTGACTTCGATGACGCCGGAGATATTCAGTTCACCCGTGATGCGGACGTCAACGAGGATAACCGCCATGTGGTCGACCACGGCGTTCAAGCATTCCGCGAGCAAATGGAGCGGATGCGTTCTGACTGGAAGCAGAAGGACGGCAATAGGCTTGTAGGGGGACATGTGAAAGACTTTCTTGACAACCACTCCCATAAAGCGCTGGATGTCTACTCTGACCTGCCAGACGCTGAGCGCGAAGAGCTGGACAGCATGACAGAGGACGAGAAGCGGACCCATCTTGGAAGTCACTTCTTGAACAAGCCGGGCGTCAAAGAGGCGCTGCAAGCCTATCATGATACCTATAAATCCGGTAAGAACCCTTCCGAAGCTGAAGCCAAGGCCCGCGAGGTTCTGGCAGGTATCGGTTCAGTAGCTGGCCGTAACAAGGACAAAATGGGAAGCTTTCTGAAGGATGTAGCCAGCATGAACCCAGCAGCCGACGGGAATATGGAAGCACTGGCCGAGTCTTTTGGCGTGAAGGAAATGGGCCGCGCCCGTGAGGAAGCAGGGAAGAACCTGCTGCCGGAAGGTAAGTACATGATTGGCAACCCGATCACCGGGAAGACAATGCTGGTGGAGATCGGCGGAGACTTTACAGGGGGAGCAGGCTCCCGTAAGAAGGACGCCGATGGTAACGAAGAGCGCGGTAAGTACACGAGTGCTGTTACTGAAGCCTTCGACCCGGACGGCGGGGCACATGAGGACTTAACGAACTGGGGACACCTTGGCCGGGCGCTAGGGTACACCGGAAAGGACGCTTCCAACCTTAAGGCTACCCTAACGCAGTTTGCCAACACCGATGCAGACAAGCCATTCATGAAGAAGATCACAGACGACGAATGGGCGAAGCATCGCGCCAACACTAAAGCAGGGCTTCAGGACACCATGCTGCACAAAGAGTTCAAGCTGGTTGACCAAGCTCGCGATAGTGACGGCTCGATCAAGATGCAGACCTTCGCACAGAAGATGGCGGATGGAACTGTTAACCATATCTCGACCGATGCTGAAGGGTACATTAAGGACCCTCTGATGGCGCGCTTGTTGAACCAGCGTAAGCCTATTTCCAACGAATCGGACCTTAACGAGCTTCTGAAGTCCGCAGTAGGTAACCGACGCTGGATTACGGCACACTTTGGCAGCGATATTCACATCGGAGACGCACTGGGTCACCATATTCAGCTCGAATACGACGGTAAGGGAGCGCCGCGCGTCGTCGGAGGCAAGTATGGCGGTTACCGCTATATTGACAGCCGCGATGTTCCGAAGGGCAGTATCGACCCGACCACTGGGGAACCCGTGAAGGCCTTGTTTAAAAACGGTAAGCTGGTGGACCGACGCTTTACGACACAGAACGACGTCGCCATGAAAGCAGGCAACGCGGTGATGTATAAGGACGGCGCAGGGTACAGAAAGGGTCGAATCCACTCGATTGAGGGCGACACCTATAAGGTCACAGACGGCAAAGGCCATGTCATTGGGATGTTTGGCAAAGGCGAGCTGAAGGCAGCTAGGGAAGAAGGTCGAATCCTGTCCGATTCCGGGAACGCTGTCGTCAAAGTAGCAAAATCTGGCGCGCACCGGATGAACATCGCGGAGGCCTTCAAGGGAGAAGACCCAAAATCTCAGCGCCGGGCAGACCTCGCCAAGGACCTGTTCACACAAGCCCTCCAGAAGGCTAACGTCAATCAAGGAGCGTTCGATAAGGACGGAAACCTTCAGAAGGACATCGAGCTGTCTGACCAGCAGCACAAGCGGCTGGCGAAGGTGCTGGGACGTTCCAAAGCGGGCAAGGAGCTGATGGCGAAGTTCAGCAGCTCGTACGTCAAGGAGCTGGAGGTACACGTGCCCGATTCTATGCGGAAGCATGTCGAATCCGCAGGCGTCCGGGTTCTGAATGACGGGACAGCTCGCATATCCACCGCCATGTTCGAAAAGCTGCGTGAAGACCTTGGCAAGGACAGCAGAGGCATATCGCTGACGCACGAAGCGTCGGAGTACCTGAAAGACCACTTTGCCCGCAAGGACCGCAAACCGGAGAGCGTGCCGGAGCTTCGTGATCAGTTCCAGCCATCGACGGTCAAGACGAGCAACCCGGAATTCGACAAGCACTACAAGGCGCAGTTCAACGAACACTCCTACCTGATGAACCCGAGCCAAGGACTCTACGGGACGCAGCTTGAAGGAGCCGCCCACCTTCGGAAGCGCGGAAGAGCAATCGCCGGGCACGGCATGGGCACCGGGAAGACCATTCTGGGCGTCGTGGCCGGACTGCACTACAAGGCAGAAGAGCTGGCAGCAGGGCGTAAGCCGAAGAAGACCCTGATCGTATCTCCGAAGGGCATCATGTCTGACTGGGGTAAGGAAGTCGGGTCCCACACCAACAGCACAGCGCTATTCATCGGTTCCGGCCTGAAGGGCGTCAAGAACGAGCGCGGCCGCAGCATGTGGGGTCAGGCGGGCAATGAGCAGGAAGCGGTGGACTTCAAGAGCTTCAAGAAGAACACATCAGCTCATGCTTCCGAAGATCATGACTTCCATATCGTCAACTACGATACGTTCATGCGGAACCGTGAGCACTTCGCCAACAGCGGCATGTATGACAACATCGTGATTGACGAGGTCCATGCCTTCAAGAACCAGAAGGGTAAGCGCGGTACTGCCTTGGCGGAGACCACCGACAAGTTCAAGAACGTATGGGGCCTGTCCGGTACACCAATGGAGAACGACGCGCGCGAAGCCTACGCCCTGATTGACACCGTAACAGGAGGCAAGCACGAACTGGGGAGCATGAAGGAGTTCACGGACAACTACATGCAGAAAGATAAGAACGGCAAGATCGTCGGCATCAAGCCTGCCATGTCCGAGAAGCTGGGCGATATCATGGCGAACGTTATTCAGTTCCGGGGTGGCGAGGACGTGACGTACAACGACGGGTCGAAGATTCACTTCCCGCATCTCGAAGGGGCTTCCGAAGTGGATAAGCCATCACCGAAGACCGACTTCATGGGGAATATGGTCGACCGCAGCCGGGACCACAACACGAACAACTACTACGGCACGAAGCACTCGATCACGGACTTCGAGTCCGAGCAGAAGGAGGTTACCAACGCCAAGAACGGCGAGAAGTACACGGTAACCACGACCACACCGAAGAACGTCAGCCCGTCCGTGCAGCGTATGTACGATAAGTACAAGGAGCTGGAAGCGAAGTACCTGCCTGAATCCAAGAAGGCAGAACTAGCGACCGCCGCAGCCACCGGGATTGACCAAGGTAAGAAAGACGGCGGCAACTACCTGACAGCTATGCAGAAGCTGGCGAAATTCCTGAACGCACCACTGTCTCATAAGATGTTTGTTGGTGGCGGCGATGCACTGGACTCTGGCGCGACCGATGCGCAAAGCGCTGCGGCTACTTCCGAAGCTGGTAAGAAGGCAGCACAGGGCCTGAAAGAGGGCGAGCACTACGTCGTCGATAAGGACGGGTTCAAACGGTACTACGAAAGCGACGGTGAGGGAGGCTACGCGAAGAACGGGGACGGCAGTCCTAAACTGCTGCCGCCACTTCACAAGGAGAACCCAAAAGCGCAGTACCTACAGGACCGCATCCACAAGTACCTCGACGGCTTGCAGGATGAGAACAAGGACCGCATCAAGCGCGGTCAGGTACCTATGGTTCCAAAGGTCGTCGTGAAGTCGAGTTACACCACATTCGGTACGGACATCATCGACAACGTACTGAAAGAGGTTAGGAAGTCGCACCCGATCTTTGCCGACCTGCACAAGCAGGGCTACAAAGACCTTGGGCAGGGGCAGTTCACCGGAGAGGCCACCGACCGGGAGGATACGAAAGTAGGCTTCCGAGGCAACAAGCACGACTATGCTAAGAATCAAGGTAGTCTGTGGGCGACTACGGTGTCCCCGGCGGGTAAAGAAGGCGTCGACTTCGGTAATGCACACATCATGTTCCACTACGACCAAGACTGGAACCCGCAGAAGATGGCGCAGTTCACCGCGCGAGTACGACGTTCCGACTCTGCCAAGACTCACGCACAGATCGGCAGAGCAAACAGCGTCCGGGTGGAGTCCATGCACGTGCCAAACACGGTTGAGGATTTCATGTTCAACGCGCAGGACGCTAAGATCAAGGGCGTTGAGGACCTGACAGGTAGCACCCGCAGCGCCGAGAAGAATCCGAAGCTGGGCGAGACGCAAGGCACCATCGGAAGAGGGCACCGAGGATTTACAAGCCGTAACGATCAGCGCCGGAAACCTCGCGGAGTTACTGCCGCACCACGTAAGCCGAAAGTGGCAGAACGGGTGGTTACCAAGCTTCCGAAGCTCCCGGCAGCAAGTGCTGACAAAGCGTTAAAACTTGTGATACTGTTGTGACGACCGAGCGGGGCTTCTTCGGAAGCTCCCTCTTTATGCGAAGGGGTGAACCGGAATGGATGACAATAGCCGCATGTTTGACGAGGACTCTTTCACCGACGAGATTCAGACCGTAGACGATGCGCAAGAGTGCGTTAGCTACTTGTCTAGCAACGAGAGGAACTTCCGAAGAGCACTTATAGACGAGGGGCTTTCCCACGAAGAAGAAGAGGAATCCGTCGCTAAGGTCTGGCGGAATCTGATTGGCGCGTGCGAGCGCGTAGGTTTCAGCGACATCATGGTAACAGACAAAAAAGCGCAATTCGGCGCATAGGAGGGAGTCGCGGATGCTACACTGTTCGGAGTGCAACAGGATACTAATGGACAAGACGCCGGAGGGATGGAAGCTACGGACCCGGATGGTTCTATTCACGCCTAGTGGCGCAACGGCGCTATGCCCCTCGTGCAAAACACCCAACCCGATCCCCGTTGAGATGAACGGTGAACCATCCGCAGTACCCCGCCCGAAGTTTGTCGTAAAAGCGCAAAAATAGTATTGACGCCCTTCGGAAGCCAGTGTATTATTCAGGCTGAAATAGGGCAACGAAGTCCACGAACGAGGACAGCCCAAGACACCGACGCACAGTAGCGGGAACCTACCAGCTCGCCCGCTACTGTGCGCATCGACCGAAAGCTTACTGCGCGGCGCAAGCCGGGGTTAGCGAATAGATCGAGTGTCTTGTGCTGTCCTCGTTCTTTTTGCTTAGAAGGGAAGGTGAGCTTAGTGGCTGACACACCAGTAAATGTCCTACCGGACTCCTATCGCGTGTGGGTGCCTATCGAAGACACTGACCTTCTGAAGTCGGTAGAAGTGGACGCGAACGGTGACTGGATAGTCCAAGGGGTCATGACTTCGGACGTAAAGGACGAAGAAGAAGACTCCATCACGCCGGAAGGCATGGACTGCTCGTACTTCCTGACGAAAGGATGGATTAAGTACGAGCACGGCAATAGCCCCAACCAGTTCATCGGGGAACCGCTGGAAGTTAGGGTCGGACAGTTCACCCACCCTACGCTTCAGAAGTCCGTAAACGGTATTTACGTGAAAGGACGGCTATTCCAGAATCGCGAGCTGGCAAAGCAAGCGGTAACGGCCATCGAAGACCTGAAAAAGTCTCACACCAAGCGGACTATGGGCTGGTCTATCGAGGGAGGCGTCAAGGAGCGAGACCGTAAGACTGGGAAGATTCTGAAGTCTGTACTTCGGAACGTCGTGCTTACGATGAACCCGGTGAACACCATGACGTGGGCAGAGCTGGCAAAGTCCTTCTCTAAAGACCACGAAGTGGAGATCAACATGGTCGACAAGTCGCTCGACACAGCAGGGATGGCGGAAGTCATGCCTCAGTCGGTCGAGGGAGGTGCGAAGAGCACCGAAGACGAGCAGGAGAGATGGATTAAGCTCTTTCGTTCGTTTGTCCACGACCATATGAAGGACAAGGACCTTCGGAAGTCTTTCGTAGTAGGCACGGCAGCGGAGGCTGGAATGGGTGCATACCTGTACGGTCGCCACGGCGGGCTGGACTACGACGAAGCGTGTCAGTACGCGGCGTACATCTCCGAGAGGTACCCGGTCCTAAAATCCCTATTCGGGAAAATTGGAGGTGACAACATGCCAACAGCAGCACAGGCAAAAGCAGCAGTGCAGCTTGATACCGACCTTGAAGAACTTCGGAAGTCATTGGAGACTGCCGACGAGGAAGAGGAAGAGCTAATCAAGGCGCACGGAGCTGATGACCAAGACGACGACAACCAAGACGAGGAAGATGGCGACGACGACAACCAAGACGAGGAAAAGGGCGAGGACGAAGAGGAAGACGAGGAAAAGGGCGACTTGAAGAAGGCGCTAACCACGGATTTCGCAAAGTCACTGGGTAAGACGCAACAGCAAGCGTTCGACGTGTCCGGTTTCTTGCAGGACATCGCTGAAGAGTTCGGCTTTAACGTCGACGGCCTTCAGAAGTCTCTGAGCCATGTTGCGAAGCAGCAGGGAGCAGTGGTGAATGCGCTGACGTCGCTTGGCGGACTCGTACAGACTATGGCATCCCGGATGGACGAGCTATCTTCCGATAACGAAGAGCTTCGGAAGTCCTTGGATACAGTCCTGAGCACCCCAGTGGGTCGTAAAGGCGTCGTCAACCAGCGTGAGGTCCAAACCATCACCAAGTCCATGGACAAGGGTAACGGTGCACCGCTGACGCGCAGCCGCGTCATGGAAGTACTGAACAAGTCCTTTGAAGCCGGAAACATGGGGATCGGTACGGAGATCATGCGCTACGAGGGTGGTACACCTTTCGAGCAACTTCGACTTACGTCGGACATTAAACAAGAGCTTGGGCTTGAATAGGTCGCAAGCACACAAAGGGGGAACAGAGCCATGGTACAAGTAGCAGACGTGGGAGAGATCGGCTTCGGACAGAACTCTCTATCAGAGCTTGAAGAGCTGAATAAAGCCCTTGGCACAGGCCAAGACGGCGAAGCATACGGCAATGGCGCATATGCGGACATGTCCGCGATTCGCCCGCAATCGCTGGAAGGAACACTGAAGGTTGTTACTGCACAGCAGAAACACATCAAGTTCTGGAACAGCATCGGCAAGAAACAAGCGTTCAACACCGTTGAAGAATTCAACGTGCTGGACAGCTATGGTGGTAAGTCTTCCCCGTTCTTCACCGAAGGCGGTCTGCCGGGCGAAGAAGATTCCAACTTCGTGCGTCAAGCCCAGTACGTGAAGTTCTTGGGTACTACTCGCGTCATCACCCATCCGGCTACGCTCGTGCGTAACACTATCGGTGATATCGTCGCGCAGCAGACCCAAGCAGGCACACTGTGGCTCCTGACGCAGCTCGAACGTCAATTGTACTTTGCGGATTCCGCACTGGACCCTCTGGCATTCGACGGCGTTATCGCGCAGGTACGGAACTTCGTTTCCGGCAAAAACTACGCCAACCAGCACATTATCGACATGCAGGGTCTCCCTCTGGACGAGAATACGCTGGAAGATATCGCAACTATCATCGCTGATAACTATGGCGGTCAATCCCTTGACCTCCACTTGACGAACCAAGTGCACAAGGACTTCTCGAAGCTCCTGACTGGGCCTGCCGGACGTCAACGTATCGGAGTTGGTGACTCTGCTACACTGGGTGCACCTGTCCGTGGTTACTCCGCGAACACCGCAGACATCAACTTCATGAACAACACGTTCCTGAAGCCTGAGACTGCGCCGCCCGCTGTGTCGGCAAAAGGAGCACCTGCTGTCCCTACAGGCGATGCAACAGCTCCAACTGCGGCAGCAGCAGACGCTACCTCCAAACTGGCAGCAGGTACGTACCACTACTTCGTAACCGCGAAGAACAGTGCAGGCGAATCTGCACCACTGTATGTAGGTGGTGCTGGACAGACCACTACAGCAGGCCAACGCGTTGATCTGAAGATTAACAGCGTAGTGTCTGACCCTGTTGCCCTGACGTATCGTGTGTACCGTGGTTACACAAATAACCCGGCAAACGCGCTGTACGCTTTCGAAATCAAGGCTGTGGCTGGTGCATCCCAAGTGATCCCTGACCGCAACTTCGATATTCCGGGCACCCACACGGCTGTGCTGATCGACAACGACAGCGAGAACGTTCTGACGTTCAAGCAGCTCGCTCCGCTGATGAAGCTCCCGCTGGCTCGTATCTCCGCCTCCGAGCGCTTCATGATCCTGATGTACGGCATGGTGCAGGTGTACAACCCGCGCCGCATCGTCGTAATCAAGAACATCGGAACGCTGGGACTCAACAGCAACCGCGAACTGTTCGGTCCGGTCTACGGCCAAACAAGCTTTGGTACTGTGAAGCCAGTCGCTCGATAAGACGGCCATACAACAACGAGGAAGGGCATGGGCTAGTCCAAGCCCTTCCTTTTTGCATCTATAAACCCACTAAAAAGGAGCGGTATAAATGCCAAAATTTCAGAAGCACTTCGGGGAGTTCCCCGAGAACGTTAGAGTGGCAGGCGAGCTGGTTGAATTTGACGAGGGCGGCGTAGCGGACGTATCCGACGCGGTAGCCGAGGTCCTTACAGAGCTTTCGCACGAATACCGTGCGCTGGAAGCCCCGGAAGAGCCTTCCGAAGACGGAGATGATCAAACTAAGGACGACGAGAGCGATCAACAAGAGGACGAAGCAGGATACTCTCCAGTGGCTCCTGAGGAAGCAGCCGCAGAGCCTGAAGTAGAGCCTGCTGCTGCTGAACCTGCTGCTGAACCTGCTGCTGAAGTAGTGGCGCCTGCTGCACCGAAACGCACTGCACCTGCCCGCCCTGCGGCTAAGAGATAAGAAGGAGCTGACGACCTATGCTGAACGTAGGATTTAGATCACATAAGGTCATCACGGCGCAAACCTTCGGCGTACTGGACACTCATGGGGCGTACATCTACCTCGAAGTGGACAGTGCTACCGATACCCTGTTCTATCCAAATGCCATCAATCCTACAACCGGGGACCCTGTCGCGGCAGGGGTAGATGGTATTCCGATCAAAGCAGGGGTGACAAAGGTCGTCCCGATGGCTGTATACAACTTTAAAGCAGACGCGGCCGTTACGGTCGTCGCCTACAGAATGTAAGGTGATGACATGGTTATCATTCCTGTACTTCCGAAGCTCACAAAATACGCTGAGACGAACCTGCCTACCCCGGACGAGATACGGACGCGCTGGTGCGCAGGGATCGAACTCACGGACGAGTTCGGAGATGGACTCGAAGACGAGGACCTTCAGAACATGATCGACGCAAAGGCTACAGAGGTAGAGCGCAGGCTGGGCATTCCGCTGAAGCCTACTGTAATCGTAGCAGAGGCAGAAGCGCGCGGCCTTGTCGAGGGTGAGGACTACGACCGGGAAGAGCCACCGTACGACTACGACGCACGAGCGTGGGTACAGTACGGATTCCAGCAGCTCCGAGAGCGTCCAGTGCTTAAGCTATTGGAGTACAAGCTTGTCCTTCCAAACGGCCAGATCATTATGGACTTCTTGGAGCGCCCAGAGTGGCTGAAGCTCTACAAGCGAAACGGGCAGGTACACATTGTGCCCTACGCCGGAGACCCTTCGATATTCAACATGGCAGGCGGAACTCTGACGGGGTACCCGTTCATCACGGGAGCTATTCAGGGTAACGTGCCTCAGATGCTGTATATCAGTTATGTTGCCGGATATGGGCTAGGTAAGATTCCTACAGATATCCGAAACATCGTTGCCAAGATGGTAGCAGTCGACGCGCTGGGAATTACAGGCAACGCCCGGCAGCGGGGGATTACGAACGCTTCAACGTCCATCGACGGGCTTTCTGAGTCCTACGGGACGACAGCGTCCGCAACAGCTACGCTGTTCCAAGCACAAATGAAGAATTTTCAGGATGCCGTGGATGCCTTTTTTGATCCAAAAGGGGCAGACGCCCGTGGTACCGAACGCGGAATAACGATGGTATAGAGAGGGGTGAGGACCATGTCGCCTGAAGTTAAGATTCACGCCGAGAAGTTCGAGACCATGATACAACGCCGGGGACGGGACGTAGCATGGCAGGAGGCGCTGATGTGCGCTTGCTGGAACCTTGACAGCGGCCAGCCTGTGTACGAGTGCAAGGTGTGCGGCGGCAAAGGGTACACCTACAGCCCTCCGATCATCGGGCGCGTGCTGCTCACAAGCATTACTCAAAACGGAGACTTCGAGGATATGGCCGGGATGTTCCATATCGGAGATGCCGTGATGTCCGTGCCGAAGCGGTACTGGCGACGCTCCGAAGGGGGAACCTTCAGCCGTACCGACTTCGAGGACGTTCCTCTATATAACGTCAGTATGTATGACTTGATCACCGTACTCGACGATGACTATAAGACTTCCGAAGTGCTCATAAAGGGAAAGGCTATCTACATGCGACCTGCGGACACCTTGCTAAACGAAGAGGTGCTGAGCATCCAGCATGTACGTACTGTCAACCCCAGTACCGGGGAGCAAGTAGTGTACAGGCTGGGTAAGGACTTCACCAACGAAGGAAACGTCATCCGATGGAAGGCGGGAGGCGTAGCACCACAGGAGGGTGAGCACTACAGCGTAGTGTATAAGCATCGGCCCGTGTTTACAGTGCTTACTACACTTCCGAAGCCTCGCTACCAAGACGGTCAACTTCTGCCGCGCTACGTAGCTCTGCGCTACCGTGCCGGAGGATTCGAGCCGAAATGAGCCTAATTACTATCTCTTCTGACCTTCCGAACATTGGCGAGATACTGAAGAAGCTGGATAGGGCACGTACAGGCGGAGCAGGTGCGCTCCCCTACACTGCGGCGGCTGTCAGAGAAGCAACGAGGGACGTAATACAACGAACGTGGATTCAGTACGCACAGGGCGCAACGGTATCCTTCAGCGGCGGTACCTTCCGCATCAATAGTGTTTCCGGGGCCTACGTCCGCAGCATCGAGGACGGTTTACGTTTCCCGGAGGACATGACGGGTGAGGTCTTCACGACCAGCCCAACCGGGGCGATCATCGAGAGCGGTTCCCAACCACGGGACATGAAAGCCAAGATGCTGGCTTCCCCCAAGGCGAGGATCGGCAAGGACGGAAAACGGTTTATCACTATCCCGTTCCGGCACGGCACGCCGGGAACCGTCACGATGGCACCTATGCCGCAGCACATATACGACGCAGCCAAGAATCTGGGATATAGCAGACGCAACGGCGAGCTGGGGTCCGCAGCCGGAACGAACCGATACACATGGGGTGGCAAGCTTGGGAAATCTTCCGAAGGGCAACGTAGCCACTCAGGGGCGCATCCGGGGGCCGGGTACACATGGAAAACTGGGCAGTTCAGCGGGATGGCGAAGATGGGCCAGTCGGGGCACAGCCAGTACATGACCTTCCGAAGGTTGTCAGAGAACTCCGATCCGAAGGCTTGGCAGCATCCCGGCGTCAAGCCGCGCCCTATCCGGGAAGCGGTCGTCGAGAACACCCGCGAGGAAGTGCTTGCGCTTGTGCGTAGAGGGTTCGAGATGGACTTATACTTTATGGGGCTTGGAGAGGGTTAACCATGATGAACTGGGAAATCGGTACAATGGACTTCGACTTTAAAACGGTCGACGTTAAAGAGGAACTGGTGCAGGCGCTAAAGTCTACACTTCCGAAGTTTAACTTTGGTGCTGTGAAGGTGATAAAGTCGGACCCGCAGACGCACACCGAGATGCCGTGTATCGGCATCAACCGGATAAGCGACGACGAGTCAAATCAGTCCATTGGTGACCACCATGGACAGGACTACAACAGCACCACGAAAGTGTACGTCACAGAGCAGGGAACTTTCTTTTCTGAAGCTGTCGAGGTACGCGTGTGGCACACCAACGCGGACAAGCGCGATGAACTGTACAACGTGGTCAAGGCCGTGCTGTTCGCCATCCGCCTGCCCCTCGTGCAAAAGGGACTGATAAACGTTACCTTGGGCGGCGGCCGGGACGAGCAGGATAGCTCGATGCAGAATGCTCCGCTAGTAATCTACTGGAGCGCAATCACCATGCGATACCTAAACCCGATGAACGTCGAAGTCTACGAGAATGTCGAAGCTATCAGCGATATCACCGTCGACACCGTACTATCCACGACTATTAATATAGGAGGACAGACGCCATGACGACAGCAAAAAAGCGCGTAGCGCAAGAGCCACAAGACCTGCCAAAGATCGACGGCATTCATGCTTCGGAAGGTCAGGAAGAGTCGGAAAATGTAGTATCGACGCCAGCTTCCGAAGCTGATAAGATTACGCTGGACGAATACCTGAAACGTCATAGAGTGAATCCCGGGCTGGTCGCGAGCTTCGTTTACGAGGCCAACGCCAATCAGGGCGGACTCGTGCCGCAGACGGAAGAGGATTGGGCAAAGCAGCTCGAAGCCCAATCCAACAGAACATATTCCTAAGAGGGGGTAAACAGCCATGACCATTAATATCTCTTTCGGCGGAGCGCAGATCAGCCGCCCGGGTGCGTATTCGGTAGTCGACACTTCGGGCATGACGCCTGTAACTGTCGGCGCGCTCAAAACACTGGCCGTAGTAGGGGAAATTCCTGCTTCGTCCACGTTGCCGACCACTAAAGTGTCGTTCTTCAACGATCCTAAGGAGGCCGCTACAGCTATCGGTGAGGGCGAGTTGCTGGAGGTTATGCGTGTGATGTGGGGACACGGTGCCGATCTGATCGGTGTAGCCCCTGTGCAGAAGGCCGCAGCTCAGCCTACGGACGCCGAATGGCAAGCAGCTATCGACCTGATGCAGCCGGAGTTTATTGCAGGGATCGTGCCTGTAACAACCACTGCTGCGGTCCTGACAAAGATCGACGCGCATGTCACTCTGATGTCGAGCGTGAAGAACCGTCGTAGCCGCCGCGCGTTCTACGGCCATGCTACTGGGCTGACACTGGATGCGGTGAAGGTGCTGGCAACTTTCGCTAGTGAGCGCGCAGTACTTGCAACTCCGTGCCCTATGATCCCTGATGCTACTGGGGTGCTGGTTGCAAAACCTTCGTACTACATGGCCGCAGCAGTCGCAGGCTTGTGGGCAGGGCTACCATCGCAGGAGCCTGTGACCTACAAAAATGTCAAGTTCACAGCGCTGGAAACAACCTACATGGGAGCGGACATCGAAGAACTGCTGGCCGCGCACATCCTGCCGATTGAAGTGGTGCAGAACGTAGGCTTCCGTATCGTTCAGGGCATCACAACCGACGCCACTGAAGACCTGACCAAGAATGAGCTGTCGGTGTCCACGCTGAAGGATGACATGTCCAGTAACCTTGTAACCTACTTCGAGAACAAGTACATCGGCAAAGCGGGTGTGGCTGGCATCGAAGTTACGATCTATAACGACCTCGTGTCGCAGATCGAAGCCTTCCTGAAGGCAGGCTGGATTAGTGGGTACGTATCGGACTCGCTGAAGGTCACCAAGAACGGAACGGCCTTCTTCCTCGAATGGGAAGGTAAGCCTACCCTGCCGATCAACAACTTCCTGATTACGAGCCACTTCACGCTGTAAGGGCGTGGAGCTTCGGCTTCGGAAGTCTAAAACATACGTAAAGGGGAGAATAAGCCATGTCTATCGTAAAAGACCAGCCAGCACACGCTGGGCACACGATCCGACTGAAAATTGACGGTATCGAAGTAGGCCGCGCACAGTCTATCAGTGGACGTCGGTCCTTCGGTACTGAGAACCAGTACGAAATCGGCTCCATTCTGCCGCAGGAATCGGTACCCCTTCGCTTTGAAGGAACGGTATCGCTCGAAAAGTTCCGCATCCGTAAGAAGTCTCTTGTAGAGATCGGGCTGGCAGCGTATGGTGCAGGCATTCTTAATCTGAATGTCATCGACATCGAGGTCACCGACCGATTCACAGGAGACATCGTCATCGTGTACCGTGGATGCACACTGCAAGAGACTTCCGAAGACTTCCGTGCAAACGCGATGTCTGGAGAAAATGCTACTTGGCTGTACCTGTCTTCGGACTCCGGTGTAGCAGAAACAGTGTAAGCTTCCGAAGTACGAAACAACCCCTACCCAAGTCGGTAGGGGTTGTTCTATAATGGTGGCGACCAAAATCGACAATATTCGAAGGAGCTGGGTAATATGTCTCAACCACTAGGTAACGAAGCGCAGATGGACGAGGTTCGGAAGGCCATGGCGCTGGCCGGACAAGTGCGACAAGGTGGCGACCTCACCAAAGGCGTGCATATTGAGTTCACCTCTTTGGAAGGCAACAAATACAGCGGGTGGGTCGAATTTAAGAAGCCTACTATGTCCGACTTCATGCGGATGGGTGCTATCAAGTCTGAAGTATTCCGCGCAGCGGGCGTTAAGGACCTTAACCTTGTAGACGAGTCTATTAAATTTATGGCGCACACCATGTCTACCTTGGAAGTAGTTATCGCCAAGCGCCCAGAGTGGCTGCTGAACGTACAGGCGGTGACCGAGCCGGAAGTCCTCTATCATATCCTTGGTAAGTACAACGAGTGGGAGGACGCATTCCGGCAGGACTTTCGAAACACATCTGCACCTGATAGTGAAGGTGCCGAAGGAGCGGAAACTGTGGATACTTCGGAAGCACGTATATAACGGGATTCCGCCCACCGACCCGCGCCTCCTCGCGATGACCGACGAACAGGTAGACCTTGAGTACGCCCACTTAGAGCTAGATCGTAAGCTACGGGACAAGAAGGCGGAAGAGTTCGCAGACCCTGAGTACGAAGAGTGGGACAAAGAGGTTAACGAGAGGGATGCCAAATTATCGTATATGTACGACGCGAAACCGCCAGCGAAACAGGCAGGACCAAAAGAAGAAGACTGGGAGGACGTTGAAACAGACGTCCCTCAAACGCCGTAAGGCCGCAAACTAGGGCTTCTACCACAACAGCATAGGAGTGGGTAGCGATGGAACAGTCGATTCGCGTATCAGCGCGGGGAGAGTTCGGCCAACTACAGCGCGGTCTTAACCAGCTCCAAGGTGACCTGAAAAACGTCGTCGGTGAAATAGACAAGGGCGCACGGAAGGGAGGATTTTTTGACGATTCCCAAATCCGTGCGCTTGATGTGTTTTCACGGCGGTTTAAAGACACCTTGCGAGAGCTTGACCGCGAGTTCAAGAAGCAAAACGACACCATCGACGAGATGGGCCGGAAGATGGAACGGGCGCAGGGAGCCGAACGCGATGCTATCAAAAAGACTATCACGGAGCGCGAGCGCGAGCTTGACCTAATTCGGAAGCAAATCATAGAGACCGAGCGCCTGTACGATATGCAGGGAAAAGGTTTGAGAGGAACACCACCTGCGGGCACACCATCCGGCGGGGCTTCAGCAGGCGGCGGAAGAGGGTCTGCATTCCCTCCTAACGGCTCCGCTCCGTCTCTGGGTTCACTAGGAGGGCGGCAGCAGCCCGCGCAGTTTAGCTCCCTATCGAGAGGCTTACAGCAACTTCGGAAGGACCTGAGCGGATATTCGGGCGCTGTCGATAAGGGCGCACGGTCCGGCGGTATTTTCGATGACAAGCAGGTGAAGGCTCTCGACTTCTTCCGGCGGCGTTTCGAGTCCACGTTCGATGCGATGGGGCAGGAGCTGGAGAAACAGAGCGCAGCATGGGAAGACCTCTACAATGTGATGCGCAAGGCCAGCGGAGAGGACAAAACTGCGCTTCAGAAGGAGCTGGCCGACCGGGAGAAAGTGCTAGAGAAGATGTCCGACGAGATTGACCAACTCGAACGCATCTACCAGCTTCGGAAGCGCGAGGCAGCGGGGTTCGGCAAGTCTTCCAGTGATGACGACGATGACTCTGACGGAGGCGGCAGCATTGGAGGAGTGGGCGGAGCGAGCAGCAAGCTTCTGGGCTTGGGTAAGTTCACCCTTGGACTCGCCGGGCTGACGGGTATTGCGTCGATGGCGCAGGAGGCCTATGGCCTTGCGTACAACCGCCAAGTTAATACGCTCGACCTCGCTCAGCGTATGCGTGGGCAGGCAGGGCGTACGGGCAGCAATGTAGAGCAGTATGACGCCGCTGGAGCTGTAGGTCGCAGTGACAACATGGGGTACAAGGACACGGAAACGTGGAGCTTCCTCGATCAGTACACCCGGGGCGCAGGCAACATTGATACCGAGCAGCAGCAGGCACTTCTGAAGTTCGGGAGATCATACGGATTGAATACTTCGGAAGTTGCTTCCGGTGTATCGAGCAACATGGCTATCGGCGGCGCTACCAAGCCAAAGGAGTTTGCTGACGCCATTGCAGGGAGTGTAGCGAAGTCCGGCATGACTCCGCGTATTTTGGAAGTCATGACGACGAACAACACGCTGCTACAGCAGATGAACACCACGCTGAAGGACGGGTCCGCCAAGCAGATTTTGGCCTATCAGACCACGCTTGACAAGATAGGCATGGATAACGGCATGACTCAGCTCACAGGCGCGCAGGGAGCTAACCTGATCGGTGGCATGGGTGGAATTTACACCCCGGGCAACGATCAATGGAAATGGATGGGCATCCGGGCACTCCAGCAATACGACCCGAAGAAGTATGGAGGCATGGACCTGTACGACCTCGAAAGCTCCTTCGAAGACGGGCTGATGAACGAGGATAACATCCCCGCCATGGCCCAGTATGTTAAGGGCATATCGGGAGGTAACGACAAGCTTCAGAAGCGTATCATGCAGAAGTGGCTTACAGATGGAGGATTCGCAGCTACCAAGTCGGAAGCTGGGGAGTTCTACGATGCAACTAACGGTCTGACGTCCTTCAACGAGGACCAGATGAAGCAGATCGAAAACGGCTCCATCGACTCCGGCGCGAAGTACGACGAAGAGCGTTCAACCGCCCAAGGTCAGGACTATATGGACACCGACGCCCGATTCGAGGCGGCACTGTCGCAGATCGGACGGCCTATCTTAGAAGGCGTAATGGCAATTAAGGAGCCTATCGTGAGCGCAGCTTCTGCTCTGGGCGATGTCGCCGCAGGGAACACATCCATCGGTGAAGTCCTCAACTCGATCATGTCTGTGGTATCCGACGGGTTTACGCGCCTGCTTGCAGGTGGGGACGGAAGCACCAGCGGAGGTATAGGCGGAGCGGTTGACAACTTTGTAGGTAACGCTACGAACATGCTAAACGGCACATCAAAGGAGCCGACCTTCAAGACCCCGCAGCAGCGCACCCAGTACTACAAGGAGCTGGAGCAGGAGAAGCGCGATCAAGCCAACGCCCTCGAATCTGAGGTTACTGGCAAAGGCGGGATACTGGAGAAGAGCAAGAGTGGGAAGTATCTGAGTACTGAAGAATCGAAAAAGCTGGCGGAGTGGGCTAACATGCAAGCCCGCGACCGTGCGGCAATGGAGCACCTTCAATCTCCAGCGGTAGACCGAGTGGCGTCGGCTACAGGTGCAGCTCTGCAAAACGGGGCGCAAGGCGTCATGCAAGGGGCAGCAGCGGCTTCTGACGCACTGCTGGGAATGCCGAGCAGTAAAGACGCAGCAGCCACCAAAGCGTACATTGAAGCCCAACTGAGCGCACAGGGCAAGGAGCTACTAGCACGACAAGCAAGCGGACAGACGCTGTCGAAGGACGAACAGGCTACGCTTGCTGCCAGCCCGAGCGGTGACAACCTGCTTCTGCGGTCGCAGCGCGGAGAGAAGCTGTCGAAGGAAGAGCAAGCATCGCTCTCCCGATGGGTCGATACCAGCTATCAGGAGCGTAAGGCTTCCGGCGATGTAAAAACACCATGGATCGACAGAGCTGCGGAAGCTATTGGAGGCGCTGCAACAGGAGGCGCTGGCGCAGTCAGTAGCTTCTTCCAGCAGCTATTCGGCACGGGCACCGCCGACGCCAACAGTAAGGACGGCGGAGACAGCAGCATTGGCATTATGCCGGGTATGCAGCGCGACCTGAAGACCTTCACCGAGGATGGTACAACATCCCTGAACACCATGGGCACAAACACAAAATCTCTGTATGAGGACTCTATCGAACTGGCGAAGAAGGACACCAAGACAACCAACCAAGCCATGGAAGAGTTCAACACAGAGACCGACAGAGCCATGGCGAGCTTCAATACTGAGTTCCGAGGCTTCAAGACCTATGTAGGTTCGCTATTCGCTCCGATGCTTACCTTCTTCTCCAATCTTGGAGATCAAATATCCACGACCTTCGGAAGTGGTAGCGGGTACAACGCATCCACTAACAGCGGAGTTACAGCGTCCGCACTAAACGCCAAGCTGGGAGGAAAGCTGTCCGGTATGGGTGAGGCATTCGTCCAAGCAGGTCAGGCGAATGGAGTAGACCCGGCGCTGCTCGCTTCCATCGCGATGCAGGAGACGGGTAACGGGACATCGGACGGACTTCGATTGAAGAACAACGTCGGCGGGATGATGGGCAAGTATGGTCTTATGAACTTCGGAAGTGTGGAAGAGGGCATCCAGAAGATGGCCGCTAACCTTCAGAAGAACTACATCTCCCAAGGGCTGACCAGCGTATCAGACATCCAGCAGAAGTACGCCCCAATCGGCGCGACCAATGATCCGAGGAACCTGAACTCTAACTGGACCACAGGAGTAAATAGCTTCCTGAACGGCTTCGGTGTGAACACTTCCTCTGGCTCCAGTGGCGCAGGATTCTTTAAAGGATGGCAGAGCCGTGTTACTACTAACTTCGGGGATGTGGACGGCTCACATAGCACACCGCACCGAGGGCTGGATATCGACGGAGAGCAGGGAGACAACCTCCAAGCACTGGCAGGAGGTACCGTGTCCTTCATCAAGCGGGACCCGGACAACAAGACCGACGGCGGTAACACAGTCGGCATCAAGATGAAGGACGGGAAGACCTACTTCTACGCGCACATGTCAAAGATCAGCGACGCGCTGAAGGAGGGGGCAAGCGTCAATGCGGGCGACTATGTCGGCAACCTTGGCGGCGACCCCGGAACTCCGGGAGCTGGCTCACATACAACAGGTAGCCACCTGCACCTTGGATATATGGACTCGCAGCAGAACCTTCTCGACCCGCAGCAGCTACTTAACGGGATGAACGCTGGTGACAGCAGCATCGGTAACATGGTGTCGTCTGCTACCGCCCAAAAGTCCGAGATCACCGTTACGCTGAAGCTCGACGGGGAAGGTGCCGCAGCCGTAAACAAGGCAACGAGCAACAACCTCGAATACCTTGTGCGGAAGATCATCAAAGAGTCTGAGCGCCAGAAGCTTCAGCTTTCACCATCGAAGGGAGGGTACTAAAATGGCAAACGGTTATATCCAGAAACAGGATGCGGGAGCCAAGCGGTACATTCCCCTCGTCCGGGTGAGCTTCCATACCAACACCAAATGCTACCAGCTTAAAGGGGAGCTAAACGACGGTACGCTCGACCCTACCAACCAAGTACTCTCAGTTACTACGTCCAAACAGATGGACACGCCAGCGGGGGCCTTTACGGTCACGCTGGCCGGGGACGAGTGGAATGCAAAGTTGCTACCGAACGACCTCGTGGTCATCCAGATGGGATACAAGACCGCAGAGGGCAACAAGCTTAACACCGTTATGGTCGGTCTTATTGACCGCATCCGGCGGCAGCGCAGCGCAGGCAGCAACACCGTAAACACCATCATCACCGGGAGGGACTTCGGTAAGGTGCTAGTAAAATCAGCCCTGAAATTCTACCCAGAGCTGGGCGCGGCCAACCCGGACGCACAGAAGGCCAGCGAGAAGTTCTTCCTGACTGACGAGGGATGGGTAACCCTCATGAGCTTCTTCACGAGCGACCAAATCACCCAAGGAACCCCGGCCGTCGTGCTGGACAACATCATACGCTACGTACTTCCGAAGCTTAATGAGGTGGAATGGACGGTGTGGGATGAATCTAAGAAAGAACCAGTATCGAAGAAAGTGGATGTAACTAATATCCTGCGCTACAACTTCGCCAAGGTCGATATGTTCCTTCCGCTGATCTTGTCTGCCGACCAGTTCGAGGGTGCCATATGGAACCTGATGGAGCGCGCCAGCATCGCCCCATTCACGGAGCTGTTCGTAGATGTGAGGGAAGCTTCCGAAGCTTGGAACGCAGAAGGCAAAGCACGGGTCGTAAACGAGACTATCGAAGAGGCTTCCGACGAGAGCAAAGCCAAGTTCCCTAAAGGCAAGGGGTACTACCCAATGCCGCGCTTCAGCTTCGGAGAAGACGGGTCGGCCGTCATGATTGCGCTACGGAACACACCTTTCTACAAGGGTGCGTGGGAGCAGCTGTACACGCACGATCTGCCAAGCGAGGATGTACTGGAAGAGGACCTATCCTACAGCGACGACGAGCACTATAACCTGTTCTGGGCAGGTACGACGATCAATCCTTTGGGCATCGACCTGAAGCGTGTAGCCCCTCCGCTGATGAACGAGAACGCCGTCAAGCGGTACGGGATATCCCCACTGGAGGTGCAGATCGAAGGGCTGGCGATGGACGCCTCCGATCCTGAGCACCCGACGCTGCTGGAGGACCTTTCAAAAAAGTACACCCAGAAGCTGAAGGACTGGTTCGAGAATAACCACCTGTACTACAACGGGTCCATGACTGTCCGGGGAAAAGGGAACTATAAGATAGGTCAGCGCCTACTTCGGAAGGGCATAAACAGGGAGTTCTACATCGAGGGAGTCACCCAGAGCTTCAATGTATTTGACCGATGGGAAACAACCCTTCAGCTCACACGGGGTGTCGCACTAGGTGGAGCACCGCAAGAGAGCACCGCAGGCAGCACGCAGGTGGGCACTGTCCCAGCCAAACCTGTCGGACAGAAGACCGACGAAGAGGTGAAGAGCAGTTTCTACACCGTGAAGAAGGGAGACTCTTTGTGGTCCATCGCAGCCAACAAGCAGGTATACAGCAAGGCCGACCTGTGGACGAAGCTATGGGATGCTAACAAGGACGCGCTAGTCGCTCGCGATAGCCGAAACACTTCTGAACACGGTAAATACATCTACCCGGGGCAAGTCCTACGGATTCCAAAGTAAGGAGGGGTTACTATGCAAGACCAAGCATCATTGGGCGGCAAAACAGCCAACCGCCAGCCGGGCTTCAACGACAAGCGCTTCGCCAAAGTAACAGACACTAAGGACTTTCACAAGTATGGCAAGATTAGCGCTGTGTTCCTTGACTACAGCCAGCCGTCCGCAATATGGGTCGTGGGGGATATCGACCGGGAGCCTGTATCGGGTGACATGATCGTTGTCGGGTACCTCGATGGGCGGAAGGATTCGCCGTACTTGGCGGGATTCGTCAAGAACCAATCCTACACGACGAACTTTCTTGTCGTGAAGAAGGACAAGATCAAGCTTCAGCTTCCGGTCTACGAAATTGGAGTGAAGGATGGGGTATCTCACGAGGACGTGAAGACCCACCTGCTGGATAACAGTAAGCAGGACGAGCGGGCATACATTGAGCTGGCCGCAGACCACGCCCTGATTAGCTTTCCGACCTCCCAGACAGGGGCCACGGCTCCGGCGATTATCACGGTAACTGCTTCAGGAGTGACCATCGACCACCCTGCGGGAACGATTAAGCACCACACAGGGAGCAAAGGAGCTGCCCGCGCAGGAGACACCGTGAGTGTTAGCGTTCCGGGTATCGGGACCTGCACCGGGACGATCACGAGTGCCTCTACCAAGACACTAATTGACTAGGAGGTGAGAGCATGCCAGAAATAATGCCCGCAACGCGTAATGCCCGCAGGTTCTACCGCCATACCTTCGACTTGCAGTATGACGGCGTCGGTTCGACCATGCTACACACTCTCGTCATCAACCCGGACGATGCGGCGCAGGACGAACCTGCCCGTGTGACAGTCACGCCCACGCTGGGCGGCGCGTACGTCACGGACTTCGGAACCGGGCTTAAGACGGTGACCCTGTCAGGAACTACCGGATATCAGAAGCGTACGTCAGCCGAGGGTGTGGAAGTAGATGGCCGTACGGAGTTCCTACTGTTCAGGGCGGAAGTCTACCGCAGGTTCATCGCCAGCAACGAACCCAAGCTGCATCTCTACTGGTACAACTGGGAGGACGACGAGTACTACGAGATTCAGCCCCAGAGCTTCCGTCTCCAGCGCAATAAGTCCGAGCCACTGCTGTACCGTTACGAGTTCCGGTTTACCTGCCTTCGCCAACTTCTGAAGGATAAGTTCACGAACCTCGTCGAGTACCTACAGGCCAACCCCAGCACCCGGAGCATGGTCACGGAGCTAGGGAAGAGCGGTTCAGCCATTAACGAAATCATGAGTAAGCTAACAGGCGGGAGCTGATTGGTATGCCACTGGACAATTTTTACCTTCCGAAGGAGTCGGTCACGCTCGTCAACTACCCGGTATTGCGGGAGCAGCGCGACAACATCGAGCAGATTCTAATCTACGTGCTGCGCGTGGAGAGCGCGCTGGTAGACTACAACGAAGCACGATACGACAAGGTCGACCTAAACACCGACGAGATCAATCAGTACGTTGACCTATGCCGGGCAGTGACCTATGCGCTAGGTACTGCCGAAAGCGTGCCCTACGACATCCTGATCGAGCTGCGTAACATCCAAGCGCAGCTATACAGCCTTGTATACATCAACAGACAGGAAGGTACTACGGTCTTCGGAACTCCAACGACAACCACGACTACCGGGGAGGTGGGACTGTAATGGCTATTGAACACACGCTGACCGACGTAGACTCCATTCAAGGCCTAGCAGCCAAGTACGGCATCACGTGGGCAGAGATAGCGGACTACAACGGGCTGGAGTATCCGTATTTCCTAACCAGCAACCAAGCTGTCGAGACCCTGTACGCAAGTGGCTTCATAACGGTCACCCGTGGCCTATATACGTCCTCTCTGACCATCATGAAGAACTCCACCTTCACTACGGAAGTGGATGCGCAGGGCATCGTAAAGACCTACGCCGTGGTCGAGGATACCGTTATTCCGGCAGGCTCTCCCGTAGGGTACCTGTACGTGCGGTGTGTTAGCTACGGAACATTTGGCAACGTCATCGCCAGCGCTATCGTAGTGGCGGGCACAGTAAACACCAACTTGGGAGTGTACGGCGGATTCACCGATATCCGAAACGAACTCCCTATCGACAACGGTACGGATGCTAAAGTGCTGGTTACCGGGCAGACCGTCTACCTTCCGGCAGATAGTGCGCTGGGAACTATAGAAGGGAGCGAGAGTATAAGCACTTCCGAAGTGCTCACAGCTATCGGAGGAATAGACTACGCGCTGGCCGAGGATGGGGACTTAGAAGACGACGGGTTTGGAGACATCGGAACCCACGTAGGAGTAGAGAACATCGCCCAGTCTGTCAACCATCGCCTGCGCACGCGCCGGGGTAGCCTTCCGAAGCACCTCTCATATGGGAGTAACCTTCATACGCTGATCGGTAAGGCGTACCTCCCATACATCAACAAGCTGGTGGAACTGGATATCATCGACACGCTGGGGTACGATGACCGACTTGGAGAAGTCTCCCTGAATACGGTGTCGCTGGCAGGTACGTCAGTATATGTCGATTTAACCGTGACGGTTGTCGGAACATCAGCTACAATCAACGTTAAAGGGAACTTCGGAAGTACGACGATAACCACGTCGTAGCCCGGAGCAACGAAGGGGGAAGGAACAATGGCATTCGAACGCAAGTCCATGGAGCAGGTCGTCCAGCAGATGATTGACTGGACGCGTGGCGTGTCTACAAAGGTCACCGACTTTCGGGTCGGTAGCCGTGTACGCACGCTGTACGAGGCGGTAGGGCTGGTCGTAGAAGAGCAGTACGACCGTATGTACCGCGCAGTCAAGACCCTGATTGAAGAGAACGTCTATACCGTTATGGGCTTTCCCAAGCGGCAGGCGATATACAGTACAGGGACGATAACGTTCTTCCGAAGTTCGGCTGCTGATTCAAATTACCTGATCCCGCTGGGTACCGTCATCAAGACGAAAGCTACAGCGACGCAGGCTCCGGTGAGCTTCCGAACTACGGCGGACGTATTGATGGCCGTAGGTACGATGGCTATCGACGCCCCGGTGATCTGCCAAGTGCCGGGAACCGTGGGGAACGTAGAGTCTGGAACGATCATCGACTTTGTAACTAAGCCTTCCGGGGTTGAGACCGCCAGCAATGGACTCGCAATCAGCAACGGCAAGGAGGAGGAAACCGCAGACGAGCAGAAGAACCGATTCAAGAAATTCATCGCCTCCTTGTCGCGTGGGACGCTGCCCGCTATCGAGTACGGGGCGACCACCGCTATACTGCTTACTTCCGAAGGTCTCACACAGGAGTACGTAGCCGATGCAAAAGCCTTCGAGGACCTTGTAAACAAGCTGGGGCAGGTGGACTGTTACGTCTGGAACGGTACGGGAGTAGCGTCGGCGGAACTTCTGTCCGAGGTTCAGAAGGTCGTATACGGCTACTATGACGCCAGCGGGAAGCCCGTCTACGGCTACAAGCCTGCGGGCATCATCGTAAATCTCTATTCAGCCGCTGCGAAATCCGTTACAATCAGGCTGGCTATCACGCCGGATAATGGCGTTTTATTGACAGAATTGACGCCTTATGTCGAAAGGGAGGTCGCAGATTTCTTCTCTGCACTGAAACTGGGGCAGACCCTTGTGCAGACCGCCCTCGAAACCCGTATTAAGCTGATAGACGGTGTGTACGACGTCAAAGTGGAGCTATCCACCGACGGCGGGACGATCTACAGCTACGACAATCTAACGGCAGGATCAACGGAGATTCTAATACCAGATAGCCCGTTCATCTATGTGTAGGATGGTGAGAGTATGAAACTGATGCGTAAGCTCTTGGACAATCTAGGTGACGTATGGAACAAGCTTCCGAAGGACAGGCCGTTTATGACTATCGCCAAAGGGTCCGGCCTGCATACCCGTGTGACCATTGAAGAGGGTGTCATGTACCTGCACAGTGTAGCCTTCCGAAGAGAGATGCCGCAGCGCCAGATGATCGTGCTGGACGGTATGGGCACTTCGGATGTACTCAGCACCTTGGCGACGATGGGATACACGGTGGCGCCTACTGCGGAGCTAATCGAGGATGGGGTAAACTCCCGCAAGCCCTACGTCATGATGGAAGTAGACAACGTACGTATCGACGGCGCAGAGCCTACCGTGCTGACTTCCTTCCACTCCAAGCTGTGGGGGCAGCTCTATCCGATATACCGGGTGCTCCGGCAGGCGGGTAACGACACAGAGCAGGCCTTGAAACAGCTGAACCGCACAATGGCGGATGGGACTTGGCTCGATTTCTGGGCAAGCTTTTTCTCCATCGACCGGGAACCGAACGAGACGGACAACAGCTTCGTGCGGCGCTTTACCATGTGGCTGTTTAACCCGAAGACGAACAATATCGCGATGAAGGAGCTGCTGGCTTACCGCTTGCAGGACACTAACATCAATATTGCAGATCGGGGACCTCTACAGTTCGCCCTTGAAGTCAGTACCAAGTACCTGCAAGTGGACACTGCTGCCGCGCTCCATAAGATTCTCCGGGAGACAAAAGGGGCAGGTATTGAGTACTTCCTAAACTACATGGCCGATCCCGCGTTTGAGGACTACCGAGCGTGGCTGGCCGATCAGACCGGAATGCCCTTCAGCAGCTTGGATAAGCGGAGTTCCACGCTTCAGAAGTCTACGGAAGAAGCGGCTATGCCGAACCCAACCGACGTAGCCGCAGGGAGCGTTGTACGACCGACCTATACTGAAGCCATCTCGCAGCCTGTTGAAGAGCAGGTGGGAGTGCTGCTCCGCACAATTGCCGAAACCATAGTAACGACCTTAGAAGCCAAAGCTGTGGCTTTACAGGCTACGTACGAAGAGGAGCAGAGTGGAACCGTGCTGGAAGCTGCTGGTGGAGTGGTCAAGCTGCCCAGCGCCGACGTATACACTATACCGCAAGATTCTTCAGTCGGTGTATTCGAGCTGAACGTTAGTGAGCTGAATGTAGGGGAGCTGGCAGGATCGTCCGTCCAGCAAGACCGCGTAATGGCTACCTTGACAGTCGGCGGCGTAGTCGTTCTGACAAGGCCTATATAAGTAACACACTTCCGAAGGGGGAAATTACACATGTCTACTAACATTGAGAACGTCGAACGCTCATACGAAGACCTACTCGCCAAGCCAGAAGGGTTTATCAGCGCCTACCTGCACCCAGCAGGCGCGCTCGAATTTGTGCCCTACGGCGATGACCCTACACACGGGTACCACCGCATCCTGCGCGAGGCTGTAGTGGACGAGCGCCACGTAAAGAACCTGATCGTGACCAACGCCTCCAAATTTATCGCTAAGCGTATGCGCCCGGGCGCAAGCTGGGGCACAGGCATCTCGTACCTCGAAGTCGGTACAGGTGTAGGCACAGGGACCACACAAGTTCCACAGGCAGAGAACCTTGCCCAGACTGCCCTGCGGGTCCCACTGCTTCGGAAGGCCATCTCCGCGTGGACGAACCTCGACTCCGGCGGGGTAGCCACAGGCACTGATACCAACGTGCTCCAGATCACCACAACGTTCCTCGAAGCCGAGGCAAATGGAGCCATCGTTGAGATGGGACTATTCGGCGGGGATGCTACAGCTACTAACGGTTCCGGCCAGATGTTTAACTACAAGACATTTCCGGTGCTGAACAAAGATAACACTATGCAGCTCACGCTCGTGTGGAAGCTGACGTTCTAATCGTACAAACTTCGGAAGCTCGAATCCGGGCTTCCGGTACTTCGTAAAGGAGGATATTCCTTATGGCTACTGATCCAGTTTTCACCGGGCGCACGGACAAATATGCGTCATCCAAGCAGTTCTCACGTGTTACATGGGGAGCGCGGTCCGTGCCCCTCGATATCGAGCTGACGGAGATGCAGAAGATCATACAGGGTCAAATGGCCGCGTTAGGCAGTCTTGTGCTGACTGACGGATTCGTGGGAATGACCGCCCTTACCTACACAGGTGGTGCACTGGGAGTTCCGGCAGATGTGGCCGTAATCGGCGGCGTGCCTATCCCTTACACACAGAACATGTCCATTAGCGGCGTCGCTGGGGCTACAGTGTACCTTGCGTATTCTGAGGTTACAGTCGCCTATGCGGACACCATCAAAACAGACGGCAACCAAAGCGGAGGCACCAATGTCGCAGACAACGGAATCCTCGACTCAGACATGGGCTACGAGACTTCACGCCGGGTACAACGGCAGATTCAGCTTGTGACCTCCACGGCTGACGCTACGAAGAAGTACATCCCAGTAGCTACCGTATCCGCAGGTGGTACAGTGACAGATAACCGGGTGAAGGTAGCTCTGCCTACGCAGCTGGGTGCTAACAATGCACAATTCCTGCAAGGGTACGCACCCAGCACTTCAACTGCACCTAACGCCGTTGTAGTCCGGGATACTAATGGTGACATCTTCAACACGGTGCCGTCCATAGCCCCTGCCCTATCTGGCTGGACGACTACCGGGACCTCGTGGAAGAGAATCGCAGAGAGTGCTGCTGCGTCCTCCACCAAAAAAGAGGCTATGTTCCTTGTTGACTGGACGACCTCCGGCGGAGCTGTTGGGCACGCACTAATCAACGTGGCGATTACCGATATCTACGGACCTATCATCACTCAGTACCACTATAGTTCGTCCAGCGCGGCACAGGGTGTAGTCAGGGCGCGAGTAGTGTACCATCCAACTGCTAGTGGTTCTGCTGCATATGTGGAGCTGTTCAAAGCTACGCAAGCCCTTGGAACATTCAATGTGAAGATGATAGGTTCCGAAGGCTGGACAATGATGGCGGGAGCACCAACGGGAAGTATACCAACAGACTACACATCGCTGGAGCTTACATTTGGGGCGGGAGTAGCAACAACCGGGCAGCTAATATCGACCAACGCCACACTCGCGCCGCTAAAAGTCGCGAGCACTATCATGGTAGATAACCTTAACGCTAAATTTGTGGCCGGGGCAACTGCCGACGCAGCAGCTACTGCAAGTACTATCCCTGTACGTGGCACCACGGGAAAGATCACAGAGATAGCCGCTAACAGACGAGCAGTCAGCGAATTTAGTCTAACTGGCACGGCTGCGACCGCTGCGACATACACAGTGCCTGTGGCTGGGATATATACAGTTAAGCTGTATCTTCGCATAAGCGCAGTCAGCACTGCCAACGTGAGTATCAGCGTAAACTACACGGGGCTGGGAGGAGCTAAGTCCGTCATTGTAGTACCTGCGGGAACGCTGCTGCCTACAGAAGAGTACTACTTTGTTCCGGTAATGTTTATCGCCTCCGCAGGGACAAACATCTACGTAACTGCAAGCTCCGCAGGTTCAGCCGGGGCGTACCTAACAACCATCATCACAGAGGAGGGATAGTATGCCACTTTTTATTCCGGGCACGGCAACTGCGGCCGATGTAGCCGCAGGCAAGACCTTCAGCGCGCGTGAACTGTACAATGCAGCAGGGGCGATGCCCGGTTTCTCAGAGGGTGGTCTTGTCATTGATGGCCGATACCCTTCTTCTGCCCACGACGGGTACGTAGACTACTTCCCGGGAGTGAACGGCCAGATAACGGACAGCGACTTGCTAGTCATTAACGATCCTAACTTCACACAGGCAAACGTGCGGCATAGTGCGGTAGTACATGGGCTGGCTGGGACCTTTACGGCCGACGCCACGGCTACCGCTGCAGATATCGCTACAGGCAAGATAGCTTACGGGCAAGGTGCCCCTATAGTAGGCACCAAAGCGGGCGCGACTGTGGCAGGGAGTGTACTCTCACATAGTGGCGCACCCGTTACGAACACAGGGTTGCAGCTTCAATGGGACTTTTCGATATCACTACCCATAGGTAAAACGCTACTGGCTGTAAGCGTTACTCCTACGACTAGAACTGATATATACATTGTCCACACTAATACGTCTTCCGTAGAGACCAGAATATTTGCTACTGCGTGCGGGATGGCTAGGGGGGCGTGGGCCGCCATTTCGTCCACTATAGGAGTTCCCGGAAATATAATCGCAAGCCTCCCTAGCACCACATATAACGCTAGTACAGGTGTGCTGAGCGTATCGTACCGTGTAACAGTGACTTCTGGTACGCTGGCTATGGTGGGTGGAGGTACGATATTCTTCTCCACTAGCTACTTGTACCTAACTCCGTAAGCTTCCGAAGTTCGCATGAATACCCGTTCTAGTGGCGCAAGGGCGCCGATCCTACCCCTAAAAAGGTCTACCGAGGGCGCCCTTTTTCTGGTATAAATAGGACGTCACGAGGGCAGTGGAATGGGGATCATGCGAATAAGGAGGGGTTAACAGTGGGGGAACTTGTGGGATTAGAGAAAGCAGGGATAGCCGGAATCTGTATTGCCGTGCTGATTGTAGGATATAAGGTATTTCAGCTATTTATAGGGCAGTGGAAGAACAGCACGGATGCGCAGAACATCAGTACCGAGGCGCTTAACCGCAACACACAAAGCTTCGAGCAGCTATCGGCTGTATTCGAGCGGCAGCATGAACGCGAAATTCAGTTCCAGCAAGAGGTGCGCACCACCATGCATGACACGCACCGCAAGGTGTCCGAGCTTCATGGGACATTGGTAGTGCGGCGGCGTGCGGGTGACCAAACTTCGGAAGGCGGTAGTTAACATGCAAAAATGGAACAGCTCCATGGCAAAAGGCCTCGACGCAAGTCACTGGCAGGGGATTGTGAACTTCGAGAAGGCCAAGGCGGACGGTATCTCTTTTGCGTTCCTGAAGGCTACACAAGGCACTACCTTCACCGACGACTGCTTTGCGGCCAACGTCCGGGGAGCCAAGCAGAACGGCATTCTTGTCGGAGCTTACCACTACCTGAACGCAGGAACCGCAGCAGAAGCAAACGCTGAAGCGAAGAAGTTCGTGAGTGTTATTCGGGCACTCGACCTTGACCTTCCTCCTGTGCTCGATATCGAAAACGGCAGCAATACAGCAGAGGCCGGGTTGGCCTTCCTTCGCACCGTAGAGGGGCTGATGGGCATCCGTCCTATCGTTTACACCTTCCCTTCCTTCATCGACAGCAAGCTCGCATCCAAGCTGTCTGCGTACCCTCTGTGGTACGCCTACTACAATAGTGACAAAAGCCCGCGCGACCGGGGCGGCTGGACGTCTTGGGAATTCCTTCAGTACTCCGACCGGGGTGCGGTGAAGGGCATTAGCAACCTGTTTGATGTCAACATGTTCAACGGTTCCGTAGCTGATCTGCAAGCCAAGTACGGAAAAGCTGTGCTTACTTCGGAAGTAGCCAACATCGTCGTCAACATGTGGCTCAGCCCTGCATGGTTCGCGGCCAAGACCAACAAAGACCGCGATTACGTTCACTGGCTGGCCGAAGAGGTTCGGCGTGCGGCTCGTATCCTCCCGGCCCCTGCGTCGTGGAAGCTCGCTGCTGACACTGCGAACGTCATCATCCAGACATGGCTTAACCCAGCGTGGTTCGCCGCAGACGGGGACAAGCCGAAGCAGGAGCGCATCCATGGATACGCAAACGCGCTTCGGAAGGCTTCAGGACAATCCCTGACCTAAAAGGAAAAGGAGGTGATTACTATGAACGATGCAGTCCTGTACGTTGTGGGCGTCCTCCTGCTGTTCGGCGCAGGTTACGGCCTCCGCTGGGGAGCTAAGCACTACGCTAACACGCAGGTATCCCTCGCAATGCTATCGGTAGAGAAGAAGCTATCAACATGGGCAAAGGAGAAAGCTTCCGAAGGTGCTGACAAGCGCCAAGCCGCAGTGTGGCTGATTTCGGACAGGGTTTATCCCCTCCTTCCGCCAATTGTGAAGCTCTTCGTTTCCCGCGATATGCTGGTAACAGCTATCGACAAGCTGTACGGCCAGATGCTTGATTATCTGGACGGAGACGAGTAAATAAGCTTCGGAAGCCCGGTGACTTAGTGCGCCGGGCTTCCTTGTGTTTACAAAAGTATTGACAGCTTCGGAAGGACGCTGGTATATTGTGGGCGACAAGAGGGCTTTAGCCCTTGAACCCCAAGGAGGACATCCCATATGAATAAAGCAGACCTGATCGAGGCCGTCGCAGAAAAGACGGGCCTGACCAAGAAGCAAGTAGGCGCAGTTATTGACTCTACCGTTGAGACCATCGAGGATACTGTGGCCGACGGCGATAAGGTAGAGATGATCGGATTCGGCAGTTTTGAGAAGCGCTACCGCAACGCACGTGTCGGACGCAACCCGCAGACAGGTGCTCCGCACCCTATCGCGGAAACCTACGTCCCAGCGTTCAAGCCCGGTAAACGCTTCAAAGAAAAGACCGCCTAATCGTACGAACTTCCGAAGGCCTGCACACTGTGCGGGTCTTTTTGTGCTTCCGAAGGACATAATAGTTCTGTGAGATACCTGTGTATAGTAGGAGTGAGGGTGAGAAGCCCCAGAACAAACCGGGAGGTCCACAAT